AAGCGTGTGTTGTTTTTCATCGAGCGTGCTATTTAAATCACGAAGTTCGCTTGCGTACTCAATTATTTGTGCTTCAAACGAGGCAATAGTTGAAGTTGATTTTATTACTGCTTTTAAGGGCAAGATGTCTTTTTTGACTTTTTCAAGATATGTGTCAAAGACATCAATATCAAGAAATCGATTTAGTATCTGCTTTCTACTTGTTGATTTTTCATCAATGAATGCATTCATTTGACCTTGCGAAGCAAGAGTCGTATATGAAAAATCTTCACTTGTTCCAAGCAGTTTTCTAAGCTCTTTTTCTGTTTCTCTTCGCTGTTCATCATTTAAATTTTGTACAGCACCATCATCACAAACTTTTTTAAGTGACAATGTCGTCGGTGCAAAGATGTCGCCCTTTTTATTGTAAGTTTTTATTGTTTCTCTTACGATGTCATATTTTTCATTGTTCACAGTTAATGAAACTTTTGCGTTTCCAATTTCTTCATCAATATGAACAATGTGCGCATTTTTCATTGGACCGCGGTCTGTTGTATTGAATAATGCGTATGCTATCGTGCCAATAATTGAAGATTTTCCGACACGATTTTGTCCAAAAATGCCAGTGATGCCATTAAGCTTGTCAAAGTTTATTTTATTGTTGACGCCGTACGAATAAAGATTATTGAATTCAAGACTATTAATTGACCACGACACGCTTCTTGCTATGTCATCTTCAAAAATTGAGTCATCATAATACTTTTCAAATTTCTTTAATGCAAGCTGTTTTTGCCGAACATCAGCTTTTCGATCAGAAAGATATTCATCTAATACACGAATAATAGTTGCTTTGTCTCTGAAGTTTGTTGACGCGACATGTTCGATTTTGCTTGTAGCGGGCGTTGATGACGATGACTTGTCAATCTTTAATGTTACTTCTGTGTAGTTTTTCAGTCTGTGTGTTCGCTCTGTTAGCTCGTGAATTGTCACATCTGAGATGTCGTCTTCGAGTTCATATCTTATTCTTGCTTTTTCACTCAACAGCGCCGCTTCTGCTAGCGTATTTTCAATGTTTTTCTTGAATTTTATCGTATTGAATGAGTATTTATTGTCTACTTTGACAAATTTTACATCAAATTCTGTTTTTGATTTGATGTCCCATACCAAAAATCCCTTATCAGTATCTTCACCATAATTTTGTTGTATTGTTGATCCACAATATGCAATTGTGGATGAATCATTTAAAAATTGTCGTTTATGAATGTCACCCAACAAAGCAAAATCTGAATTTTTGAATAGTGAAATTTCATTTTCACCTGCAAGCACCATGCCCAAGTCTGATTTTGAGCCTGCAATTGCGCCGTGATAAAATGCGATATTTACGTTGCATTTATTGATTTTATCATCTAGCGATTTCCACCCGTCTTCATCAAAAGGTGAATAGACAACCCATGAAAATCCTGCGCAAGGTGATTCATACACGTCAGATTGTTTGAACAGTCTGATTCTGTTATTATCGAGTGCTTGCACAATTGGTGTTATTGCATCTTGCCTATCCTTATTCAAGATTAAGCCGTCATGATTTCCCAATATCATATCAACTGGCGCAATCTTTGCAAGTTCAGATAACCACCACGTTAATATTTCAATAAGCTCAGGTGTGATACCTTGCGTTTTTGAATGAACTATGTCACCACCAATGTAAATAACATCTGGCTTTTCTTGTTTTAACTTTTCAAATGCTAACGTAAATACTTCACGATACTCATCGTGTCGCGAAAGGCCCCTAAAGTGAACGTCAGCAAAGTGTGCAATTTTCATATCTATATTTTAATACGAAAAATGAAATTTTACTAATTAGATGTTATTTTTTTTACTATTGATGACAATTTTTTTATATTGCTTGACATCGTAGGTGACATATTTTCTTCGCTAAGCTCATCATAAACATCAATTAATGAACAAATTGTTTCATACAATGAATGACGAAGCTCAGCGGGCGATGCTTCTTTTGTTGTTTCAAATTCATCTTTTGCATTTCGTTTATGAAAAAGTGCTTCATCATTCAGTAGTTGAATGATTTCTCTTATTTCTTGACGCAATTGTTCTTGTTGCATATGATTAATTATTTCAACAATATGCTCGATATATACTATAATCAACATATTTGTGTGCAAAATGAAATTAACAAATGAGTACATAAGAAAAATAATCAAAGAAGAGCTAGAAACTCATATATCATTTGACCAAAAAGCAGATTACGAATCAATTGATATGGTTAAATCAAATTTGCATTCTATTTCAAAAAAATCAATGCAATTGCACGATATCATTAATGATGGTGAATCTTTGCCTGAGTGGATAAAAGAGAAAATCGCAATTTGCGATGAGTATATTGATGTTATAAATGACTACATTCAGTATGAGAAAGTCGATGTTTAAGAAACTATTAGAGTCATTTGTTCATGAGATTACGCTAAGTGAGACAATTCATAAACCGCGCAAAAACACTCTTGAAAAAGCTATTAATGAAGGTGTTTCTTATCATCTTGATAATCAAATTAGATTTGACGATAACGTATATCGCCCTGGGACTGACGAGTTTTTTGGTGTTTTGAACAAAGCAAGAAAGTTGTATGAACGAGGTCTTTATAATGCTACAGAAGACGAAGTAGAGTTATTCAATTCAGACATTGGAAGCTACGGCGAATTTGATGGAGAATCAGTTCCTCTCGACTTTCCAATGTGGGATGAAGACATAAACGAAGCAAAATACAAAAATAGAGAAGTTACTTTAGGCGTGAAAGGTGCATCAAGATCAGGTGGCAGAGCTCATGTTTACGTAAGAGATCCAAAGACGGGCAAAGTTAAAAAAGTATCATTTGGATCAAGCTTGCCCGATGCAATGGGTGATTCACCAAAGCACAAAGCACGTAGAAAATCATTCGCTGCACGTCATAAGTGCGCAAAGAATAAAGACAAAACATCGGCGGGTTATTGGGCTTGTAGAGCAACAAAAATGTTTGGAAGGAACGTTCCAGGCTGGTGGTAAATGAGCAAACCATACACACAAACAATTGTAGATGGAAAAATAATTCGAAAATTTAGCGCTGACACTGCGCAGTATGAACTTGAATGGCATCAAGACAAGATGAATCGTCACGTTCGTATCCTTGAAGGACGTGATTGGTGTGTTCAATTTGATGCTTCATTGCCTGCGCAGCTTGTAATTGGCGAAACGTATTTTATTCCTGCAAAAACATGGCACAGAGCAGTCAAAGGAAAAGGCGATCTTATAATTGAGATAACAGAATTTTAAAACATTGATCCGCTTTTAATTGTAGAAATCTTGTATAAGAATGAAGTTTTGGGTGACCATTCCTTGATTGTTTCTTTTGCAATATCAAGCTGTTCATTTGTCATTTCTGCTATGTCTTTTGCTGATGATGTATCCATCACTTCGACTTTGCAGCCATATGAAGTTAATAAATCTGCTGTTCTTGCTGTCTTTTTTACCATGTCATTGTCTAAGCAAAGAACAATATCTGATTCATTTGCTACTAGCTTTTTAAAGAGAAGCGATGATTCGCTCAAGGACGAACCAAGCATACACGTTCCATTCTCTTTTAGCGCAATAAAATCAAAAATACCTTCTGTCAAATATATTTTTTTATCCCAATCTATCGCATAATCATTAAAAATGATGCTAGTTTTGTCATTAATTGCATTCATGTATCGAATTCTTGCATTTTTATCGATGCTTCTTCCAACAAAATAGTTTTCTTCATAATCAGCGTTAAGTGATGGAAAAATTATTCTTCTTGCAAATTTTTCATCGCTTACTGTGATTCCAATCTTGAATTTCCACATTTCATGTTCTGTGATGTTTCTTGCACAAAGATAACGCATTGCTGCTTTTACATCTGGATGTTTTAAATTTGCAAGAACAATTGGTAAAAATCCATCTGGCAATTTAACTGCTTGCTCTTCGACGAATTCTAAATCAGCAGCGAAAATTTTGTCATTTAGAAAATGTGCTCTGTAATAAGCTAAATTTTCATTTGAACTAAACTTTCGTAGCAGAGGAACAAGTGAATTACCTTTTGCATCGCAAACCCAACAATGAAATTTCCAATTTTCAAGATTAATTGCAAGTTTCTTTTTTAGATGTTCTTTGCAATGCGGGCACGAAATAGAAATATCATTTCCATCACGTGAAACTTGACCCTTACCAAGTGATTTTTGAATGAAATTAATTCTTTCTGTATATGTAGATGACACATTAAATTATAAGCTTTGTAGCTATCTCTTTACATTTAATAAAATGCCAGCTTTTGTTATCACATATGAATCTGCCATATCAAAACATGAAGGTTTAAATCCGCCTTTTTTGTTTGTGGGCCAATTTACAGGAATTGATGCAAAAACCCATGCAAAAACTTTTTCTTTTGTTGTTCTTGATTTGTCTTTATGATCGATCTTTAGTCCAACGGCTGATCTTGCTGCGATTACATTAATTGCAGTTGGCTTAACACCAAATACTTTATAAGCAATGTATGTAACTGTTCCGTTGAACCTTGCAAGCGTGTCTATCGTTGACGCTGATGAGAGTCCTGGGCGGAATGCTTGCAAGTTTTGTTCAATAAACACATTTGCGATATTAAATTCTTTTTTTATTTCATTGAAAACTTCTTCAACTTTGTCACTTTTTTCAAAAAAATTGTCGATATTATCAAGCCTAATAAAGTCGATTTTAATCAACTTGCAGTCGTCATCAAGTATACAAAAACCCGTGCATGATGTTGATATATCAAGTCCTAGCGAAAGTCCCATTTTGTCTCTTAGAAATCGTATTTCACTCTAAAAACAAACTCGTCTGAGTCGCGCTTTGCTATCGGCTGCGCTAAATTTGAACGCATAATAACATTCAAATTTTCATCGTGCAAATTTATTCCAGTGATATAGACAAATCTATCTTCTCTTTCATTCGCGTTATCTGTTACTGAAAATGTTTCGTATGTCGTATTAGAAGAAGAGTTTATTAATGACGCAGGAGCTGGTGCATTTACAATGAAGACATTTGTATGCTTTTCACCCTTGTACGCAATCTCATAATTAGTTGATCCAAGCATCGCTAAAAGCGGATTGACAATGATCGACGAACCTTCTGCATAAAATATGTTCCCAACAGAATTCCACGTCGCGGGCGTTGTTAGACAATCACTTCTGTACAACGATCCTGCTTCATTGTCTTTTAATGTCAATGACATTTCACCATATGATCCGTATAACAGCGAATCTTTTAGAGTGAATGTGCCTTGCTGTATAGATCTTCCGTAGTCAAGTGTTGACATATCAAAAATTGAAACCATATTTGAGCTTTGATCTTTAAACATTTGTGCAATTGACAAAGCAGCACCCAAAGCGCCAGACATGTTGGTAGGTGTTGCGCCACAAATTTCATCATAGTCAGGCGCTAACCCGGGGAAAACAGATGAAGATGATGCTATTGCTCTCATAGAAATAATGCTTGTGTCTGTATTTCCCAAGTCATTCTTGAAAATATTGCTAGTTTCATTTTCAAGAATCGAAAAATCAGGGTAAAGCAGACCGTTATCATTTGGCAAAATTGATAAATTTCTTTTTGAAGTTCTATAATTTGAATACAAAATTTCATTTGCAGATAAATTGGGTCCTGCAGCAATAATTGCAGATGCAGTCAAATTGTATAAGCGTGGGTGCTGTTTTGTGACGAAGTCTTTTGTATAATTTTCAAGATTAACATAAAATCCGTTAACTGAATATGCCAAATCTGCGTTAAAGGGAGTGGTCGTCGTTTTTGTTTTTGTGCTAAATGGTGTTGTCAAAACAATGTGATTATCTGTTTCTGTGCTAAATGTGGGTGGAACATAAAATAACAAATCTTTGTCTTTACTATTTGATTTTGTTGCGTACCTTTTTATATCAAAATTTGACAAATAGCGCTTGAAGATTTTTAAATCATGAACTTCTGCACGTAAAGGATTATCAAATCTAAAAAGATGTGGGTCTGTTGTTCCTGTCGATTGTGTGAGATGCGGTATCCCTTCATTTGATGCAGCGTTTGTATTGAAAAAATCATACATCGCTGACGGTCCTGCGTAATAGTTTCCCAATACGAGCGCATCAGAGTTTGTTGATATAGACGAAGATGGAATATTAAATGTTGTTTCTAAATTATCAACAGTTATGCTTCCTGAACCGTAGCTTCTTGAAAGACTGCCCCATCGTATTGTTACATGATGCCAATTATTCCACTTTAGCGCATTGTCTTGTGTGATATATGTCAGGTTTTTTGGATATGAAAGACCTGATGCAACATTAGCAATATTTATTGTCGTGGGTGGTTGATCTGCGCTTTGGCTTAATTGCAATAACAGCCTAAATCCATCAATATTTTGATTTTCATCTTTGCTAGAACCAGTCACAAGAGAAACAGCAAATGTTGACGATAAATGCATAATCGTCCCTGCTGTATATGCACTATTCTTTTGTGATTTATAGCGAGGATTAATATAAAAATCTATTGTAAATTCACTTTGTGGTGTGTATGGATACGATGTAGTGTCTGATGTATTTGCATAAATTATTGCTGTATTGTTAGGAATATGTGACGATGAAAAGAAATTTAATGAGTTATAATTTACACATGAAAAATCGCTATGACTAAAACTGTGCTTGTAAAACGGCATCAGCGTTTCTGTCATGACTCTCTTCATAATATAGGGTGAGCCTGAATAGTCATCATTGAACTTGTACGGCATCGAATATCTTGCGGGCGCAAATGTTATGTCGTTTCTCAGCGGATTTGATTGACTATGCACGTTCTGCATGTACTTTATCATTAAACCCGATACATCTGTAGTACCTCTGTTAACTTCTGACGAGGCCACCATAGGTATATTCAAAATTTGCCCTTGAGTCCATCCTATACCACTCTGTGTTTCTTCTGTGATATCACGTATTGTATTTGTGGGTTTTGCTACAAGATTTATCGAGCCTGTGATGCCCAAAGAAGATGAAACAAAATTATATTGTGGATGCAATACAAGCGTTACATTTTCAATATTTTGTTGTGTTATCGGTATAAATGACATTCATCGATTCTTTGACTAGAAGTCAAGCCTTGCTCTAATTGTGAGATCCTTTTCATCATTCTTTTCTATTGGTCTGCTAAGTTTTGCAACTGCAAGCAAATCACCTGCAGTGTCATACAAACCCACTGAGGTTATAAACGAGAATGTGCGTTGTGTGTCTTCTTGACCTTCATCAATTACAACGATTCTTCCATTTGTGTCTGTTGCAGTCGGATTTGTTGAGTAATTAAACTCATCTGCAGTTGCTCTGCAGAAAACTAGCGTCGAATTTATATTCGTAATATTTTGGAATGTGATTGCCGTGTCTGAGCCTGAATTGAATCTACATTGCGCAATGTGTTTCACAATGTCATTAATCGAGCCTGATACGAGAAAGTCGGGAATAAACTTCGCAGATGCGTTACCTGCACCAACTTTGCCCATTGTGATTGTAGACGTAGATGTCCCTACAGCACTAATTGTACCCGACATATGCTGCGATCCTGATGTTATCTTTTTAAGATCAAGTACGGCAATGCCCTGATCATAGAAAATTAGACCGACATTTGATGTTGTGCTTGCAGCATCAACGATATTACCGACTTGACCGCCATACGAATATTGAACGGATGTTGCAGCTCCAACATCTGAGAATACTTTGGAACCAGAAAGTGAAGTGATTGCAAGATTTGCATAGCTTGGATATGTTGGTGTTGTATCATCAATTGCTGCTGTTGTATAGAAACGCATTGCAAAAGTTTCTGGTTTAATTTTGTCTCTTGTAAACAATCGCTTAAAGTTGATAAACAACGCTTCGTCTATTTTTGCTGTATTGTCTTCTGTTGTAATTGTAAATGGTGATGTGAATTGTTGATCTTTGTCACCTAACAAAACTTGCGCGTATTCTTGATAAATTCCAACTTTTTCACGCATCATAACAGACTGAGATGTAAATAACAATTTGCCCACAGAATCAAGACCGACGTAAGATGAGCCAGTCACAGTGCTTGATGAAACATATAAGCCTACTGTCATATCAAGAATTTCATTTGCTGTAACTGTTGTGTAATCTTGATCGTACACTGTTTCAAATAACGATGAAGTGATTGAAGAAATAGTTGATCCAGCAGAAGATGTAACAAATACATCATATGTTCTACGAGACGCAGAACCGCTAATATTTTCTGGGAGAATATCGACTAATTGATTAAGATATGACGTGCTTGTTTTGATGTCGTCTGGCGAAAGTAGTTTGATCATTTAATCCTCTTAGGTTCCTGCGATTCTTACTTCAAAGTCTTTGCTTATTCCTGAATTTCTTCCTACAACTCTTACAAATGTTTTTATGTATGATCCGCCGGAAAATGCTGAGTATGTATTATACGTTGCTTGCGGAATACTTTTTGCATTTAATGTTATTGGTGTTGTGCTTGTAGTCGATGCAATCTCATAACGTGCTGTATTCATTGCAGGATTGTTTGATAGCGCTTGCGAATTTATTGGAACTTGACCCGATACAGACAAGAACAAACGATTGACGTAAACAATGAACACGTTGTCAACTAATTCTGCTGGAACTGATCCACCAATCGTTGAACTCATTGCAACGCTAATTGACACGCCTTTTGATGAGCTACCTTCGTTAATTGTCAAAATGCCAGAAGACAAACCATTAATTGTCATTTGTGGCATATATAGCTGATTTGGCTTTGACAATGAAGTTAGCGTACTTTTAATTGCTAAGTTCGTGTTCGTCAAGGCTTCGAAAATCGGTGTATTCTTTTCAATTTTTTCTTTTCCGACTGTTTGTCCGTATTTTTCAATAACGCTGTAGTCGATTTCGTCGTCGCCAAAAGCAAAAGAAAAAATTGAAAAATTGCCTTGCGCAAGTTTTGCGCGGCCGATATCAGTCAATACTGCGTCAATAACAATGTTGCCTGTGTCTTGTCTAAGAAATGCCATTGTCGACTTCCTCTTTTTTAATTATTTGCATAAAAATATCACGTTAAAAATTATCTTACTTGTGTGTAAACTTTTGCTTCACTCGCCGGAATTTCAACAGGGAGTTTTTCATTTTTCAATGTAATGTCTAATATTTGATCTTGCGCAAGATTTGTTTCAAGAATATGAAGTTTATAAGATGCGCGCTTATTATTGAATGCCATAATCCCTAATTTTTTACCTGCATTATTATACATATCAGAATAATCGGGATCTAGAAAAATTGACATTTTTGTATGATTAGAATCTTTTACTAAATCAACAAAAAAGTCTTGATTGATATAAAGATTTGGATATGGTTTTGGGCAATCTTTTCTAACTACTGCTTTGATGATCAACGATTCTGTGTAGAGATTAACATTGACTTCGTACTGCGTTGAATAGTTCGATGAATATCCGTGGGCATCAATACTTGCAATTGCATAAATAAATTTTGAATTTACATTGAATGTCTTATCAACAAACAAGCATGTTGGTTGTGAATGCTTTTCTATCAAAATTGATGGAACATTTTCGATATTAGGTGATTTCACGATTGAATCATCAAAATCAAGTTGCTTTATAAGCTCAAATGACTCTTGTAAAGTCTTGCGCCTGAATACTTGAAATTTTTTAATATCACGCTGTTTGTTAAATGGAAATTTCCAACCAATAAACAAGTCACCTGTAGGTAACAGTCTAAAGTATACATCATCGGGCGCAGGTGGAGGCGTTTCTTCAATGCAAAAGACATCGTTGTTCTTGCCTGATGTTCCAAACAACATTTTTGTTTTTGCAATTTGTGTAGAAGTTCCTGAATTTGTTACGACTGCAGCGTATATTGTTATTTGAAAAATTGATCTCACTACGTACGTGTACAACCCGCCATATCTCACTTCATAGTCGTATAAGTCATTACTTCCTGCATCAAGATAGAATGTGTCATAAATCTTTAGCGAGCCATCAATATTTTGTCCGTATTTTTCTATTGCAAATCCAACATGCGTGACGACAACGTCTGTTGATTCGACGCTTACAGCATCAAGAAGTTCATATTCATAATACGGAATTGTAAGATCATAATCTTCTGCGGAAAGTACAAATGTATTTGTTGAAATTCTTGATTTTTTTTGAATCTGTTTTGCTTTTGATTTTGTAGATGCAAATTCATCTGCGAATATTGTCGTCTCATTCGAAATGATATTCTCTACTATGTCAGAAATGAATAAATTGCTTAATGAAATGCTAGCAGAGAATCCTTTTATGTCATTTAAAAAGTCGCTTCTTACAATGTCACTTGCATCTGTCTTCGCGTATTGATAGCCTGCTGACTGTATATTTTTTAGGGCATTAAAGATAAATGATTTTGAATTTGATGTGTCTATTGCAGCCATATGAGATTCATCTAGCATTGTAGAATCAAATAGTGATTTGTTGTCGAAGAAAAGGTCGCTATTTGATGCAGAAGCAACTAAATATGCTCTTTGATCTGCAACTGTATCTGCAACTTTTATTGCAGATGTATTTTGATTAAATGGCGCATCTTCATACATTATTTGCGCGCCCGCAGATATCACATTGTTGATATTGATATTTTCTGCGTTGTATGCTGCTTGTTTGAATGTTAATTTGACGAATCGAGGTTGTTGTTTTTGTCTCGAGACAAAATACGCTTGATCAGTTACACCATCGGCTTGTTGGATTAGTGATTTTTCATTAACGCGCTCGTCAGACATAAAATAATTGTATACAAATTTTGCATCGACTATTTCTGGATTTTTTAGACCTGCAACAACGGCTGGAAGTGCTGGATATGTAAAATTTGACAATCTAACCCCTTACACTTATTGTGCGTTGAATATCGATTGTATTTTGCGTAATTTCATTACCAAATGACATGTCGATTGTTGTTATCATATCATTTAAGTATTCGATATTTGAAGCACGCAACAAATCGCCATCAATTGGAATCGCAATTATTTTATCAAAAACAGGACCTTGTAAAGCTTGTTTTTGCAATGTTGATTTTTTAAATCCTGCAGAATTACTTACAGCATTTGTATATCTTGACAAGATTAAATCATCGAGATTCAACTTCTTAAGAGTTGTCGTCACTTTTTCAATTGAATTTTTTGTATTAATATAGTCGCTATCAACATTCACGTTATCATTTTGCACAAATGACTGCTGACTAAAATCAATGCCGTACAGAATTTTCAAATATTCAATTACTGATTTTGATTTTAACTCATTTGTTTTTGCTTCATTTGATGTGAAATCATCAATTATGATTGATTCATTGATATCAAGATAAAATAAATTTGTTGCATCAATTAATGCATTATTGCTTGCATAATCATTTGTGCTATACTTCTGTGTATATTCATTAATAAAAGATGACGCTGGATAAGTTGTTGTTAATTCATAAATTGTCTTTGTTCCTAGATTTATGTCTCTGAATGTCAATTTTACATTTACATTTCTTTCAATGTTTTGCCTGTATGAACCCATTCTTTCAAGCATTCCATATGGAATTCCTACAATCACAACAAAACTGTCTTCGGTGTTTGGTAGCGCGTTATTAGCATATGTCAACATACCCTTCAAGTATGTGTCATCTTGAAACATGCTGCGCGTGTAAAGATTCAAATCTTTCGTTGTGTTAAGCCCGTTTTCTTCTATATTTTTCAATAATGACAAAGCATTGTTTGTGTAAAGTGTTGAAATATTTTCGCCATATGATGAAATATAGCTACTTGCAGCGCTAGATGCGATTTCTAACAATGATATTGTTTTTGACAAGTAATTTGTCATATATTCAAATGTTTCATAAACGTATTGTGACTTCTTTATTACAGGTTTTAAGATTGAATCAAGCAATACAGCGATATTTTTATCATACAATGTCCAAATTTCGTCTGTTAACGTTTCGATCAATTCAAGCGTGCCTTTGTCGCTTATTGTAACATTCTCATAATTAGTGAATCCGAGTGTTGTTGCAAGAGTAGTTGCCTCTTTTTCGATATCAGACTTGATTGACTTGTTTGAATCAATGACAGACTTGAATGTAGCAGTTTTTCTTGCTAGTTCTAGATCTTGACTTGTCATAACATTTGGCAATGAAATTAATGTGTCAATTATTGCTTGCATTCTTGCAAAAAATGTTACATCATAGTTAAATTGAACAGTTAACGTAGAAACGACAGAAGACGCTCCGCTATCTGTCGACGAATAAGCATTGTTTGACAATGAATTAGCACAGTAAAATGATGCATTGCCATCAATAGTTTGCAAATTCTTAAACCACAACATCGCTTTAATAAAGAAAGTAATAGCTCTGTGGTCTCTATTTGAGTTAATGAATTGATCGACTATTCCTACTTTTGCTGTGAGTGGGTCATCATTTGTCATTTGCGTAGACGTAATGCTGTAACCTGTACCTTCAAGTGATTTTGCAGCATCATAAAAAATGTCAAATTGTGTGTAATCTTCAACAATTAGTGCATCAAATAAGTCTTGATATGCATCACGAATTTGTGTATCAGTTAATTCGATTGTTTGTGGCGAATCGTCCAATGTTGATGATGTTCCGCCTATTTTTGAAGTAAATATTTTTGATGCATTTGAAATGCATAAATCATCGGGCGAATATGTGTTTGCTTTTGCGCCTTCTTTAAGCCCAAATTGGGATAAAGCAATTTTTTTGCACAATCCCTTTATTTGTGCTTTTGACTTTGCACGCAAGACGTCTGCTTTCGTTTCATCTTGCTCGTAGTCTTGCGCATTTCGCAGTCTGTCTCTAAACATCATTATTCTTAAAACTGATCGTAATAAGTCAAAATTTGTTATTGATTGTTGAAAAATTAAAAATCGTGTCATGCTATTTAACATTTCATGTGCAGGAATTTCTGTCATAAAAGTCTTATCGCAATATGAAGAAAGACTTTTGAAAAATGCAAAAAATACTCTTGCGTCATTATTGAGTTGCATTTTTGATTTTAATGAATTCAAACCATCATAAATCTTTTGATAATTCCCTTGAAATTCTGTAAGACGTTCATTCATCAATTTCAAATTTGTCGAAAGAGGTCCAATCAGATAATGTTGATCTGCATTAATATACTTGCTAAGAGAATCTTGCGATGTAAGGTTGTTGTCAATGCTTAACACAAATTTATTGTTGCTTTTTTGATTCAAAAGATCAAAAAATACGCCTGAGTTTTTGTCTGATGTGAGGTCTTGTTCATAGTTGTGCTTTGCAACATTTCCCAGCAATGATGCGAATTGACTTTTGACATTTTCGCCTTCGCCTGAAAATCCACTTGAAAATTGTAAACTTACATCTTTGCTGAGTATTGATAATGAATTATCAATCATCTGTTCTAGACTTGAATTTGACAATGTAATTGACTTATCGTATATTGAATTCAAAAAATTGACTGACTGCTCGTATACATCATTTTTTACTTTTTCAAGCTTAAATGTAGAATCTGTTGACTGAACTGAACTAATATCGCCCATCCTTAGCATTGCGTAGCTATTTCTAAGCGCTTGCAGCATTTTTGTGATATTAAATCGCCCAGCGATGTCATTGACATGCAACTCATCTTTGAGCCACGTGTCAAGCGTAAGAGACGATTTGATTCCACTTGTATTTTTAACAGAAAAATCAATTGTATAAGAAGAATTTTTTGATTCTATTACAGGGTTTAGCAAAATCCATGTTTCAACATCAGATGTTGCAAGCGTTGTTAAATTAGAAATAAATGAAAGATAGTCTGCTTTAGCTTTATAAACAGCAGATATTTTTTCAACAGTTCCCTTAAAATTATCAGTAAAACCAGCGTCAAATTCTGCAAGTTCATTTTGTGAAAATGAAGACGTTGTGTTCATAATGATATTTTGAACGTCAGTCAATGTCGTCTTGTTTAGCGTGTGTTGTATGTTTATAATTGATTTTTCTACTTCACGCTGTTTAAGCGGAACTATTGATAATACAGTTGGCACTGCTGAATTCACGCCTTTTTTTGATATAAACTCATCATATCCTGATTTGTTTATTGTCAATGCATCGTTTGCCGCTGTTGACGATGCACTTTTTGTGCGCAAGTCTCTTTTTACAGTGAAGCTTTTTCCTGTCGATATGTCAACAGGACTCGCGATTGATTCTTTGCCAGTTGTAAATGACAAATTAGGTTTCATTTTCAAATTCCTTTATGATCGTTCCGCCCGATTTTAAGACTGCTTTAACTAAGTATTTTTCATTGATGCTTTCTCTAGTCGTTGCGTAGTACGTATCAATATTAGTATCTGCTATGCAATTTGCAATTCTCCCTTTGCTATTGTGAATTTCAAATTTGTCAACGCTGTCAAGGTTTGATGCATTCCACGATAAAATCGTACCATTTCCCTTGTCTAATATTCTTGTTGAAACAATCGTAGGCTGTTTTTTTCTATTTTTATAAAATAGAGTTTGAAAAATATTTGTTCTACCTGATTCAACACCGGTCGTATTTGAATTCTTTGTCTTTCCGTATTGTAATGCACCCGTCTCTTGCATTTTTTTGCTATAAAATTTCTGTGTAAAGTTTTCTTTATTATCAAATGCTCGCATTGTAAGAACATTTGACGAAACAGTCAATCGATTGCTATCATTGTAATTAACAAAGTCTGATGACGTACCAATTTCTTCTATCATGTCTGGAACTGTTTTCAGGCAAATCTCAAATCTATAAACAATATCATAATTTGTAGAGTCTGTTAATTTAATTTCACCTTTTTCGAATATACCAATTCTTTCTTCTGTGCCCAATGTGATATTTGTCTTCGTAACAAAGATTCCGATTAGTGGATCAAGCTGCGTTGAAAGATTTTTAATTTCATTTTGAAATAAATTATCAATTCCTAACTTTTTCAAATCATTAACAATTTTACTTGTGCTTGATGATTGTGTGTATTCAACGCTTACTGAGAATGTTCTCGCAATATTATTATTCTCAATTGTTTCATTTGTCTGATCGACTGTGAGTATTGCAATTTCGTTTAACAACTGCGGTCTTATAACGCAGTTTGCTGTTGACGTCATTTTTGATCCATCATACATCTCAAAAATGACGCGATAATCATATGAATTATATGCATTGATTGTCATGTCTTCAAATTGAATCGTTTCTGCACTTCTTGTTGTTGCAAAATTTATAATTGAATACAATAACTCTTTTTGTGTTAGATTCTTTCTTACAAGATATGCTGTTATACAATTTTTTGGCAGTGACGTAATACAAATTATTGCATTGTTAGAAGAAACGTTAATTGGGTAAATGATACAATCTGCATTATTTAGCTCAGTTTGATTAACATCTACTGCATTATATTGACTTAGCATTGTATCATTTAAAAACGATACAGGTACGATTCTGTACTGTTTTGCAGTGCTAGATTTTTCAAATAAGTCAATTGATGCAATGTTATTTTTGACAATCATTTCTTGCGTTTTCAATGATGTGTCTTTTTGCGAATCATTTGCACCATAATATTCGTTTGTAAAAATGATAAATTTTTTGATTCTCTTGTCATTTGATTTCACAATAATTCTTCGCATATGATTCTTTACAATGTCTGTGTGTATATTGAAATCGCTGTATGGTAATTCATACCATTTTATAAGCTCTGATGTGTCTATTGTTATAGAAGCGAGTATCTCTTGCACATTACCATGTTGAACGTAGACAAATATGAACATATTTCGATATGATGAATTTGTGTACTCAATATCAAATTGAATTATTTTTTGTTTTAGTGCATTTGAATCAATCGATTTTTTCATAACGTATGACTTTTCTTTTGAATTTAGCGACGCAAAACGCTTGCTATCAAAGTCTTTGATTTCGTCTAATGCAGTCTTAGTTGCTTGATTTTTGTTTTTTGAAAACATGCTTTGTTGCTTTTCTATTGGATTTGTGAATGATGCACCCACGAACAACTGCTCATTTAGCTTGCTTTCTGATGTATTGAATTTTATTTCATACGTAAAGTATATTTTCCCGTTGCTATTTTCATAATGATTGATTATTCTTGCGCTGTTTTTTATGAACTCAATTTTTTGATTGTTTTGAATTAGAATTTTTGGCATCTTTACTCCAAAACAATTGTGAATATATTTGCAAACGTTGGCGTTTTATACTTATCTACAAAAACCTTTCCCAAAAAAAGAACTCTTGAATTTGAAGATGTATTGCTATTAGATTTAAATTCGCCAAAGTCAACAACGTCAAGCTTTTTAAGATACTCGCTGTTTGTTTCAAATGCTTGAATTGTAATATCATTCGTTGTAGTTGTTATATCAAAGTTTATTGTCTTGTGTGGTTTTTTAATTCCCGTAGTCGACCCGCTAAGATCAGTCATCAAATCTTCAAATGTGTAACTTTCAGTTGTTTTTATATCTGTGTACTTGCCCAGCTGTATTGATCCCGTGCGTGTATTCACAATAGGTGGCAAATATTGAAAATTTAACGAATTTGAAAAGCGTTTGTGTGTGAAAAGCGAGGGTGCTTGATCAAGACGAGGTATAAGTTCTTCTCCCACGATTGGCCCACTATTTCCATATGTTAAGCTAATTGAGCCTGTTGACAATAAAAACTCATCTGAGTCATCAAGCGGATCTCGTGATGCAATGATTCTTTGTTTTTTGAAGTTTGATGTTGTACTTTTAATGATTTCATTGACAAATGACGCATAAGATGAGTCTGATGCAGCGTTATTAATGATGGGATTTCTGCTGCTACTTGCAATTAGAATTTTTCCATCTGCTACGATTATTCTTGATCCGTCGTTATTGACGCTTATGTTCTGTGATAGAACATTTCCGTGATCATTCGCTTCTATTGTTATCGAATCGAATGGATAGCTGCATGCCTCAAAATACAATCTATCTTGTGCTTCGTCATATGAGCCCGAAATTGAGGTTTTGTCATAAAATGTTCCGCCATCTGTAAATGAAGCATATTTTACTTGAAAATCACCTGCTGCAAGTTGGCGCTTACCTTCTTGCGTCATTATGACGTCCATGATTCTTGTCTTTTTGTTTAATATACCAGACATTTATCCCTCTTATTTCTCGTTTAAGCTAGTCATCATCGCTAGCTCACTCAGCATCATTTGGCTCTTTTAGATCGTATTGTTCGAATGTGCTGTTGATAAGATTGCCAAATTCGCTTTCGCTCATTTGCGAAGCTATTTTTGATGATTGTGCTAGTTGCGCAATGAAATCTTTATCTTCTAGTAAATCTTTTTTTGTGTTGTGATAACCTGCGATCTCATACAAATTTGCAATAATCGCAGATAACATTTCATTGTTTAATGTGAGAACTTCGCGAATCAATCGAGACAATTTTGAATGTGAAAGCAGCATATCTTTAATTATCTATTGTTATTTTGTGTCGAAGACAAAAGTGAAGATGCTTTATTAAGAACTGCAGTCTGAGGCGCGAATGGTGAATTTGCATTGAATGAAATTTCTGATCTGTTCATTGCAATGCCATCAAAGAATGGTAATGAGCATGTGAACTCTGTGCTTAGATTACAAGATCTTGTATCACTTGCAGAAATAACAAGATCAGATGATTGTGAAACAAATTTACAAACTGCGGGACTTGACACTGCCACTGTTGACGTAATTTTGTTAAAGTTGATTTGATTTGTTCCTTTCTCAACATAACTGTAGTTGATTGATTTCGAATCTTTTCGTTGCTCTAGCATATCTCTCGAATGCCCGAAATGATTTCTATTGAAGACAGACGTAAAATGCGTATATGTCAATGAAACTGCGCGCTCAGAAAAACATCTCATTGTTACGAATCTATTGAATCTACGAAATGGATATGCTGAACTGCTTACATCACATTTTATTCTTCTTGCATTTCCTTCAAGAATCGATCCTCTCATCCAATTATCAAGATATGAGCCCGAATTTAGTATTCTTTCATGTGTGTCATATGTATCTGTAATTTCTTCGTGGATTGTTTCATGAATTGCATTTGACGTTAATTTTTGGTTTAAGATTGGGAGTTTTTCTGCACCCATTTTTATAGTTGAGCCATACAACAAGATTCTTGCATTTGTAGCGGGAATTGTCAAATACGAGCCAGTTATATTCAAAAATGAATTATCTTGCCCACGAATAGCATGTGTACTTGCAAATGATGCTGTATCATATGATGACGATATAAGCGTCATAAACCCACAGTCAAGTCCAAAGATCAACTCGTCATCTGGAAACAAAATGTAGGGCGTTTCTCTATAATAATCTATAGTGTCTGTTGTTACTCCAACATTGAATGTGCCAGAGCCCGTAAAGAATGTATTTGTCTTTACTTGATTATTTGCTTTCCAGAACGAAGATTTAAATGGACGTGGGTCTGCAACTGCAGTCGCAAGAATTCTCGGATTTTCTGATGATGTTACATCATTTTTTACTTGTGTGTTGTAATTTACAATGTCTGTATCACTTGAAACGCTATAGTTTGCTTTTCCGTTTTCTATCATCGTTCCTTTTGAGCCTCCGGCCCAATAGTGCTGTATGCCGATCATTTTTTGATTTGTTCCAAATGAACTCTCAGCAGGATACATCGATACTGCGTTTATCAACTGATTGTAAACACGCGGTCTGAATGTAAATTTCAAGCTACCCGTCACAGATGATACTGATGCAGTATTTAAGTCTTGCCCATGTTCAAATCGCTGAATTGCCGAGTGAATTGGGTTGTTTCCGCCATTGATCGATGATGAATTAAAAAAGCAAAATGATTCATTCGCTACAAGCGATCTAATGCTTGACGATATGTCTGTTAACGTATCTTTGTATGGTGTTGTTCTATTTTGACGATACATAAAAAAGACATGATTTGTTATGTCTTTAACAGCACCCGATTTTAGCGGTCCAGACGTTTGTGCATCTTGTGTTCTTGTTCCAATCACTGGCAATTCTACGTATATTTTTTCCAATACGAATGGCTTTGAAATAAAATTAGACAATTTTAATGTTTGACTTGATGTTGCATGGTATCTTGAAGCATTTGGTGCATCAAAATATGATGTGGGAATACCAATTTTATCATATCCGAGCGATTGAAGCGAAGATGTCGACGATAAGGATGTTGATATCGATACGCATGGCGAAGGTGTAAATTGACACATATAGCTCTTTATATTGACATCACGAAGCATGTAGCCGCCTGCGTGATTAAAAACATAATCATATGTTGTCGCCGTGTTTGTTATTGGGTCCCTTAATCCTATGTCTTCCCACATTTTTCTTTGAAAGTTATAGTAGACAAATCCCGATCCTTCTGGAAACTGCGAATTTGTTGATCTTGCAGACGACATCTTGTAAATTTTCCTTTCAGATGCTGCTGTGATATCGATTGGTATGACTAGTTTGTCAGCAATAGATGATGAAAATCCAGGCCAGATAGATTCATTCAAACCTGTTATTTCTCTGCTTGTTAATTGCCATGCAGGATTGCGCGACTCATCGAATGGAGATATTACAGTTTCTTGAAATTGCTTTAAGAATTGTGTACCTTTTGTAATAGGCTTCGAAATCTGAATCGACCCTGTCTTGAAGTTTGTTGTGATTGCTTTCGCTAGCGGCGTGTTATACGGCATTAGAACAGTTTGTGTATTGAACAGCGTCGTAGATCCGTCATCGAACACTTTGTTGTCGTTATTAAATGTCGTTCTATTGTCACAAAATCTATCAATCGTAGGATACGATCCTGTTTTTGCGTCATCTGCGCGCAATTGTGTTCTTGGTGATATGTTTAAAATTCTTGATTTCATCTTAACAAACCACCAAATGCAATAGAGTCTGTTCCTGCTGATGTGCCATATGACCATCCACGTGAATATGTTCTTTCATCTTGTCCGATATATGAATATTCTATTTTTTGATAAAAATCATTTGTCAAATCTTTTTCTTTGAATGGGTCAGTTGTTTGATTGTTAACAGTATAACCCTGCACTGGTATTGTGTTTATTTGATCAACACAATCATAGAATAATTGTGATTGTACTGTGCTATTTTTGAATGTTTCGCTGCTTATTTCTATTAGTGATGCTTTGAAGCCTTTTGAATTTAGCGATCGAGGAAGCAAAAACAATTCAACTTTTCCATCATCAGAAAAAACAGTTATCTTTCCATCATTTGAGAATGCATCATTTCTTTCATCATCATAGTTTTGTGTTGCATTTGCGCTTAATATTTCTGCAGCAGTCAATCTATCAGATGCATCTTCAAAGGGCACTTGTTGCGTTGTTAAGATATTTTGTCCGAGATCATTTGCTTCAAGCTCTGGAACTACTCTTGTGTTGAGTGTGCTATTTTTTAGACCTTTTGATGACATATAAGGTAGCGTCGATCTCATAAAATAATTTACGAGAGTGACTTCACTACCCTGTCGATATGAATCAAATGCGACAGTGTCAGCTTTTGGCGCGACCAAGATTTGTTGCTCTTCGCCATCAATTAGAGAAATGCTTGTGTCTTTGAAAGGTGTCATTTAAAATCGCCTCAAGCTGCCTGTAAGCACGTCAATATGTTTGCTTGTCAAATCAGCTTTTGTTCTTTGCGTTCCAAGATATTGCTTGTCATACAAGTATCTGTGTTTGTGTCTTTCTAACATATGCGATTCAACTACATAATTGACACCCAAAAAATTCACTTTTCTTGGAATGAATTGATTTAAAAGCGCTGTCAATGAATTGTCAAACCACTTGAATAATTCTAAATAGCGTCTAATGTCAATCTTGTCTGTCAATCTATTAAAATAAATGTAAGATAGATTTTGTAATTCATTATACTCGCTGTCAAACAAGAATGATTGCTGACCCAGCGCTTCGTCTAGAGTTTGTGTATTCCCAAACATGCCAATCATGTCTTCATTTAATGCTTTGACTACAGAATATTCTATTGAAAATCTTGTATCGTCATTTATTTCTACGTCTTGTCCTAAAGTATTAAGTGGCGCCTGCGCTGTATATGTACTTGAATTGCTTGTATCAAGTAAGCTACGAACTCTTACTTTGTCATCTGTCTGTAGTAAATCGAAATTTGGTGAAATTCTATTAATCACGAACAATTCATTTTTTAATATCTTCTTACTGAATTCAAAACCAGACCCTGACAAATGCATATTGTTCTGTGAAAAATCGAATATTGTTATGTTACCGAGCGCATCTGAGCTTGTTGTTGCTTGATCGATATTTGCATCGATTCTTAATCGCTCAAATGATCCCGATGTATTTTTGATAAAATTGAAATTATCTTGTGGATTGATTACGCCGAGCGATCTGAAGTTTCTTATATGTTCTTTTGCTTCATCTTCGTTTGTTGCTTTTGACCAAAATCTAAATTGCGACATTAAACCGTCAAAATGTGTTTGTGTAAATGATTCGCTTACGTTTAAGAATAATGAACCCGTAACAGTATAGCTTTGTGATCCGATTGTTATGAATGATCCTGATGCGTTGTAATCATCATCGAGTGCTTCAAACATGTTCTCACCCGAAGCGCCGACGTTTTCATTAAAAAATGATGACGTAGTAAAATATGTAAATGACGTTTGATCTTCGTTATAACCTGCATGAATAAAATACGATGAAGAAAGCGAAGAAGTTAAATCATTTCTTACACGACCGCAAGAAACATACCACTTTTCGCCATTGAACAAATTAACACCCGTCAGGTTTAGATCAAGAATAGGTGAGACTGTTGACTTGCTAGGTCTGACTTTCAAATTTATGCTTCCACTTTCAACAGTAGAATCATGATTGTATGTTAAATTTAATATGCAAGACATCGTTCTACACGGCATTTGTGATCCTGTCGTGTTAAGTCTAACAATACTTTGCGTATTGCTATGCTGCGTTGTTGTATTAAACTTAACAGTATTCTCAATTGTGAATGATCCCGATGTTAGCAATCCGTCAGATTTACAATTTGAGATGTAATTGCTTCCAGTTTGAATAAAAGTGCCTGAGATTATTGGGTATCCCGGCTCTGTTCTTGACGATGACAAGAATGGTGAAATAATATGTGGGAATCGTGCAAAGAATCTACCATTTATGACAGGTACTATAACAGCGCTAGATCCAGACATATCTAGCATTTGAGATGTTTCTTGAGTTTGTTGACGCAATGTTGACAAATTTCGTGTTGTTGGGCCACCGTATTCACGAATATTAAAGAAGTTTTCTGGTATTATGCCAGTTGCTAGAATCGCGCCTTTGATTGACGATCTTGTTCCTTTTGATTGAACTAATTCTGTAAAATTGCCAAGAATTCGACGCCAAATTTGATAACGAACTTCTTTTAACGACTGCGTGCTAATGCTGTAATCGTTTGATAAATTTTTGCCGTAAAAAAATTGTTCTGGTGTCGTGTTTGAAAAGAAATTGGGTAAATCAATACCGTAATAATCTGCAACAAATGGCAAAAATTTATCTATTGCTGATTCAGCATCATCGAGTTCCACGTAATTTACATGCGTAAAGTAATCAAGCAACATTTTTATTTCATCGAAGAATTTTGCGTATAATAACAAAAATGAGATGATTGTTTGTGGCTTTTGTAAGACGCCAGTCCCAGGTATTGACGTTGCTGTATAAGGATTTCCAATATTTTGATCAATATTTTTGAATCCTGAGGCTTGCGCTCCCTGTGTTAGGTAATGTTGCGGGATTAATTTTATGATAAAGTTTGGATTATCATTGTCATATGCTGATGCGTCGTCTAAGAGTGTTTCATTCAGCGTAGTTATATCGCTATGATTTGCAAAAAGAATAGGATTCAATGAAACATCTTCATTGACAAGCGGCGATGAACCTGTAACTCTAAGCGACGAAGAAAAGAACGTGATATAAGAATGTAGCTTATTTCCCGAGCTATCTAAAACAACATTGTTTCCTCTGTATGATCCAGAAGGTTCATTAAATTTGAAATAAGCGACTAACGATCCGCTATTTGAATAAATCTCTCTTGTGTCGTACGAATTTATTTGCTGTAATGTTCTTTGTGTGTTAAAGTATCTGAATTCATCTATTGATCCAGAGTAAGTTGTTTTTGGCGCGAATGAATAATCAAGAATTGTATGCGTCGTTCCAGAGCCGATTAATAGAGGTTGACCATTGAAATTAAGTGTACCAAAATCTTGTTTATCACTTGATACATACGAACAGCTGCCATTCAAATATATTGCAGCTCTTTTTGCACCATTCTCTTCTTCAATCTGCGCTGTAATATGAACCCATGAATCTTTTAGAATTGATCCAGATGCTACAACATATGCGTCTGATGCAGATGACACGAGCATTAATACATTGCATGCGGTTGTTGAATTTGATGATGAAATTGCTAATGTAACTGCTGCGCTTGTTGAATTTCTTTGTGTTATAACTTGGTTATCATTTATTTGCGCAGGTATCTTAACAAATGTGTCAAATGAAAATGAAGAAGTAAGCGGATCAAGCACAGCGACGCCGCAGTCTACGCTATTTAGTTGCGGAAAATTAATTGACTTTGCGTCATTAACAATGATGTAAGTTCCTTCTGCGGGCAATGTTTGTGTGCTACCGCTAAAATTCAAATATCCAACATTTTTTGGAAATGAATCATACACATATCTTTCAAATCCCGTCAATCCATCTAAAAAATCTTCTATTTCTGAGCGCTTTGAATCGTATGGAAAGTTGTTTATGATTGTGTCAAATGCAACATCAACTTTTGATCTTGCTGAATTAAAGAATACATGATTTGCAAAATCAGAATAATCAACTGGAATTTCTTGCGTTGATTTTATTCCTGTCCCTGCAGGATCATATCTAAATGACGACGTGTTAATCGTATTGATATGACTTATGTCTGCGTTTTTTATATTCTTGAAAACTGCGCCCTTAGTTATAGCACTATCGCTTGAACCGAAGCTGGGTCTTTTACCTGTCTTTGATCGCATTATTCAACTCTGAATTTTGCTGCGACATCATTGATAATGATTTCGAGCCCTTTGTTAACTATCTTAAAGTCAAATGTATATGTTCTTCCTAACGGCAATGACGACATATAAAGATCAAAATAATGTGATGTTGAATCATTCGATGTTAATGTGCCCGGCGTATGAAATGGTATGATGACTTCATTGCTTTCAAAGTCTCTTACTCTATAATAACATTCATCGACTATTACACCTGTGTTTTCAATTGGCAGCTTTGTAAATGTTACATTTGAGTTAAAGTTCTCAATAAACATTCTAAAACGATATTTGTCTGTCTGGTGATATTCTGTCTTCATATTTGTCAATGTGACAAAATATCGCTCAGGTGTTTGACTGAATGCTGTCATTTCACTTAATGCAGCAATAAATGTGCCAGAATAAAATGCAACGGTCTGATCTGCAGATTTCCATACTTCATTGAACTTTATTGAGCCCGTCGTCCCGATAGAAGCTGTCAATGTATTTTCAAATGAGCTTATTGCAAACGATGATGAGTAAACACCCGTTTGATAATTTTGTCCTATTCTATGTTGCGATGCATAGAATGTTTTATTAAAAGCTCCCGAGAATACATTAACAATCATGCAATTTGCACCTGACAATTGAGTCGCTGCAGCACCAGAAAGTATATTTGATGCATAACCTCTTGCATAATTGTTAAGAAATAACGAACCCGTGTTGTTAAAAATTACTCGTCTGTGATCGTCTTGTATTGTATCATCAAATGATACAATTAGCTTTGGTCGCTTTGATGTATTTGTCGTATTTTTTGACGCAAATCTTTTGACAAATCGTGTTTTTGAATCTGTTTCTTGTGAATCTATAAATGAAATTCTAAATCCGCAGTCAGGTATTTGATTTGTTAGTGTGCCTGATATTATTTTTGTCACATCAACTTCTAAATCTTCTATTCCTGTAGAAAATGACTGTGTAACAAACAAATTGACAAGTCCGTATCCATCGTTTAGATTTCCTGATGCGATGATATCTATGTCGCTGCTTCCTAGTAACCCTGCTGCGTTAGCGCCTGTTGCAGACCACGTAATGGGCGTTATTATCGATGAAGCAGTTACAAAGTTTGTGACATCAAGATCTTCAAATTTTATAACGTCTTTTCCGCCGCCTTCATCAAATGATTTTGATAACGGGTATACTGCGATTGTAAAATTTGTGGGCGTTGTTTCACCGCCATAAACGTCATGAAGTTTTAAAATACATTTAAATGATGAGTTGTTAATATCGAGAATTGACGACGTCATATTTTTAATCCCGTCAAGATTAAAATGAATTAATCCTCTCGACAATTCAATTGGGTATGTTTCACCAGAAATTACATTTTCATCATAAAGCTTAAAAATATCAATAGTGCCTGCTTGCCCAACATTCGCGTCAGTTGATCGCAAGCGTCCTACGATTTTGTTTGTAATGTAAGAGTCTTTATCAGCTTGTAGGATTTTATACATTAGACTGCACTTCCTATTATATCATAATCTTGATATTTTAATTCGAATATGCCGCCGACTGGAGGTCGTACTATCCCTTTTTGTGTGTTTGTTTCAAGATTATATGTTGTATTTGAATATATTCTATCACTAACAGTTCCCGATAAATTTGTAAATTTTGTCTTTTCTAAAGATATGACGCCATATTGATTAAGTATGATATTCAATATATCACTTACGACTATGGGTTGATCTATTTGAAAATTCTTTGTGTCGAGATACTCAGCGATTTTTTTATTTATTGTTTGTAATGTCGTTGTTTTGTCAACATTGTCTGATAAAGCAACGCTATACGTAAATTTGTAATTGACTATGGGCGCGTCAAGTATGTCATATGCGTCTGATGTGAGCCTAAATTCGTTTAGGTATTTTGCAAGATTGATTTTCAATGTGTCAGGTGAAATTGTCAAATAGCCATCGATATCTCTGCTTATGATGTATAAAATTGTTGATAGTGGATTTGTTGGATTGGGCGCTGTCCCGACTCGATAGACACGCCCAAAGTTTGGCGGCATTGAATAGATTCGAGAAATAAGATCTGACTTCGTCACAATTCTTGATTGTGCATTTTTGTAATTTAATGCAATTGCTCTTAACTCATTGAGCGATGGAATATTTTCTCCACCTTGTGCACTTTTTTCATTTTTGACTTCTAACGAAGCTCTAATTTGCGCAATCTTTGACGACGGAACTGATTGATTGAATTTTGTGTTCAATGAAATGATTGATCGTATCGAGTTTGATGAAACATTGTGTGTCAGACCACCGCCAGCGCGGTAATTGATTGTTAATGTTGTATTAACGGGTGAAACACCCAAACTTTTTGTTTGTAACAATGAATTTGGATCTATCGCAACTCTTCTAAATGTCTTTCTGTCTCCGTAAAGTGGCAATGCAAGTTCGCTTGGATCTGGAATTATATCATCGTCAAGTGAATCTGCTCTTCCAGAGCCGAATACAAGCGATGTAATTGCTGTATTCGCTGTCGTTTTTGTAACATACCTATATGGTGCAGGAACAATGATTAACTTTTCTGGCACAGTTGATGCATCTTTTGTTGTGTTTTCTATCTTTTTAAAAACGACATCATTGATTAATGATGCAACTTCATAATACTCGTTTAAATCAGTGTCAACGACGCTTAAGATTTCTGACACGTTGCTTTTTGCTAATGTTATTGTTCTAAATGGTAGAAATGTGTTTGGAATAACTACTTTTTCTTCTATTGTTTCACCAGACGTGCACAATCCTTTACGCATAAGTGAGTATGTTGTTGGATTTCCTGAGGCGTCTTGCGTTAGAACGCTTATTGATGCTAGCAGCTTTCCTGATGTATCTGTTTCTGAAAAATCAATATCATCTAACAATTCAAATACTGTCCCGTTATTAGACTGTAATTTTGTTCTTGTTTTGATGATTGGAAGATATGATGATTTTGGTTGATAAACGCCTGATGATAATTCTGCTTCAACTTTGATATAGAAGTTAACTTCGCAGATCGATGGTGCAGCGCCAGTTATCTTTACGCCTGCAAGCCTTATTTGACGTTCAATATTTGTTGGCTCAACTGCAGTTTCAAGATTCAATTCGTTAAACTGGTGATCAAGATAAAATGACATTACATCGCCAACATACGAAGTCAAATCATTAAACATACCGCCGAGTGAACCATCGCTAAAATCTTGTATCTGGTCGGGAAAATAAGTTTTTGCATAACGAAGCAGCTCTGCTTTAAATGCATTAAAGTCTTTATTCAAGTATGATCTATCTTTCTTTTGCAATAGATTCTTCTTAATATTGTGTGATGTCATTTTAGCTCGCGCTTGTAATGTTAATTTCTAGTTGTCGATTTTGTATTCCAAGTCTTGGAATCGAAAATAACACAATCAAATTTAAATGAGAAAACCCATCATTTTTTGATTGCATTATTTTTGTTGTGATTCCACCGAGAGAAATTTGAGGCATATATTTTTGGACTGTATTTGTTATCAGGCGTGATGCTTGTTGATCCCATTCATCGCTTGAGACTCTTTCATTTAGAAGCGATATTAAGTTTGCGCCAAAATCAGGATACATCAATCTTTCGCCGTAATTTGTCATTAACATATTTTTAAAATTGTCAATTACGTCTGATTCTATGTCAAAATGTTGATCAAAAAGCTGGCCTTGTTTTGTCGCTTTTCTGAGCGGTGTTTTTATTCCAATTGGAGGCGATGAAACAATTGGAACTTCTTCTATTCTTTGTGTTATAACGCTAGTACCGCCCTTGAATCTGCGTGCAGTCTGCTGCGATGTTGTTGAATTTGACATATAAAATAACTATTCCTATTTTAATGTCGTCATTCTTCAATGTTATACTTTTACTAACACTTTAGAAGAAAACACACCTGTCGCAGGAACTCCTGGCACGCCCATAGTGCCACCGTTAGTGTCAACAAGCGGAGGTGCTGTTATGATTCCGCCAACATTTATTGCTGCGGGTGATGCTAATATTGCGCCGGAAGCGTCCTCACTCCCAAGCTTGATAACACCAGTGGGCGAGGGTATAAGAATAATATCCCCATTCTTTATGATTATTCCTGCTGCATTTGGATCGTCACCCACAGTTATTTTTATATCATTTCTAGCAATAATTCTTATCTTGTCACTTTTCTCAATTATTGACGCGCCTTCGCCAGTTATATTTCCGATGTTTGAATTCATCAAAACATCAGGATCAATTTTCATTGTCAAGATAATAGTAGATTTATCGTTTATTGGATCTAGCGCGCCTTCATTTTCATTAGCAGCAACTGCTTTGTTTGTTTCTTCGTAATTTCTTGAATTTTGAATTTTTGTCGTCGGTGCTGTTGCAGGTGTTGACCCACGGCCTGCTGTTATACCAACAAATGCTGCGTCTTTTTGTTTTTCACCTATTGTTGCTGCGCTTCCCATAACGATGATTGTATTATTCGATCCTTGCATTACAAAGTCTGTGCTTAATGAATTATGTCTCGGGACAGATTCGCCTTGAAAGTCTTCTTTGATTGCGTCAGAGTTTTCTACTATTTTTTTATATGACAGCGTATTTCCAAGATCTGGAAATTCGTTTGCAGGAACTTTCGTACCTGGGCTGGTCTGTGTTGTCGAAATCGATGTTGAAGAAAAAATTGAACGATCATTGTGTGTATAGTTGGGATCTTCTGCAATAACATCTGATACTTTTCTTGACATCCAATACCCAATTTTTCCATTATTTAACACAAAAATTTGTTCGCCGGGCTTGATAGGCATTTTTAAATGAGAAAAAAATGGATAAAATATTTGCAAATCTGCAAAATCTGGCATATCAATGTATTTTCCGAGTATCGCGCCTCGTGGCATATTAAGCAGTTTTTGTGGAGATGAAATTGTCATCTTTAAATCTGCATATTTTTGCACTACATCAGCAAGTTTTGACGTAGTTGTTATTGGGCTCTTAAAGTATTCTACAACAACTGCAGTATACACTTTTGACATTAAGTCTATCATCTTCCTGCCATATCATCAAATTTTCCAATGCTATCGTAAATTGAATTGTCATCAACCGGCGTCTCTGTCGTCTCATTTGCAATGAGCTCTGCTAATTTTAGTATCTGGTCATTTGCTTTTGACATTCTTTCAAGATATTTTGCTACAACAGGCCCAAGAATGTTGTGATTTGCGACATTTCCTTTTACTTGCATAAGTGTATCCATAAACAACACAGCAGCATTTTCTCTATCATCTACTGCATTATTGTAAATGTCAAGCCATAGAAGTTTCTTTTTAGAATCTAAGTCTTTAATCGCATTGAGAAGATCACCAAATGCTTTGATCTTTTTTTCTTTTAGATTGATTTTTTCTATTGTGTCTTGATAATCTTTTTGTGACATTTGTCTCTCTAAAAAATTTGATTTTTGCTAATGTCTCTGTAGTGTTTACGTATTGCAGACATCGACGATGAAAGTTGCTTTGGCGTTAAATTCGTCATATCTCTCACATAAACAAAAATTGCACGCTTATTTAAGCTCTCTAGATTATCTATATTTTCAAATAGTTTGATAATGCTTTCCATGCAAACTTTATCATTTTCGCATGAAAGTTTTGAATTTATCTTCTTCAAAACAATATCAATATTTTTGACAGTTTCGTTATGAATTGTTTCTTTGTTTGACAAAGGGTCAATGTCAAAAATGTTACATTGACCCGTTTCTATTGTTTTTCTTAAATGACTGTGCTCGTCAATTGACATATTTCTATTCGTTCGTTTTTGATATTGTCTACTTTTTACAATAATCCAATTTTTTGCTACAACATTGAAATAGCTAAATGCTTTTGTTCCTCTTGACGCATCAAATTTTTTCAGTGTTTCATATAAAAATGAAATACAATCATTTTTAAAATCATCAGAATATTTTAACTCTTCATTGCTGTGAATGAAAATTAAATTTTCTACTAACTTTGTAAATGCAGGTAAAATTTCGTTTAAATAAATGTTACTTTTGACAGATGAATCTGTTTCTGTTTGAAAATTTACGATAGAAGTCTGCGTACCTTCATGAAAGTAATACTTCAATGTATTGACTTTCTTTGTCGCTGTTTTAATTGTTTTCTTTTTTAACATCTACGTCAGTCTCTTGAACGATGTTTAATTTGTTTGCAATATAGAGTATTGCTTGACGAGCTGCATCAATATCATCTAAAACTTGACGTACTTCTAAAGAATCAAAGAATACGGGTTTTTGAAGAATTAAAGAGATGCTCTTGTATCTTTCATCTAAAATATCAAGGCTCTCTTCTATTGTATCTTGCATTTTCAGCATTGTTAATCCAAACGAATAGAGCTTACGAAGCGATGTTACTAATGCAATAAGCAATACAACATTAAAAATTATTGAGTAAATCATTATTCTAATACTTTTGTTAAGATTTTATCATATGAATCAATTATAGCAGTTCTTGAGTATTTGTTCTTGCATTTTGTCGATAATTCTTTTGCCCATTCTTTTGGTATCTTGTTATTTTCATAAAGCTTGACTAATTTTTTCTTAAAGTCTGTTTCTCGCGGGTTTGCCCATTTTGCACCTGCAACAAATATTCTTTCATCAATTTTTGATGCTGGAATGTCGATTAAATCACACTCAATTGGTATATATTTGCCTAAATTCATAAAGTCCAAGTGACCTGACCATGCTGTCGTAACAACGGGCAAGCATGCAATTGTTGCATCTAAGATTGGAATTCCAAACCCTTCACCACGTGTAATGTTGATAAAACCGACAAGCGATTTATGTTGATACAAAGATGCAATTTCATGATCTGTCATATTACCATGAATTACGTGAACTCTTGGAAAACTTCCTTTTCTAAATTTCTGAAGTGCTTGCGCTATCACATTATGAACGCCTGCTCTATCAATATGAGTTCCTCTGCCTAAGTTCGTCTTTAAAATGAGACCTACATCTTTGTTATTTGAAAATGCTTCACAAAACCACTTTAGTGTGTTAAGTATGTTTTTTCTATCACTGACGTCATCTAGCGCTGTCAGCTGTGATACGATTAAAAAATTATCCTTTGTATCAAATTCAAGATCAAGAATATGTTGTAGCGGATCTTTGTCTAGCTCTTCTTGATACCACTCACCAATGACTACGATAGGCGTCGTAATATTGCCTGACTTTTCAAACGTTGTTTTAACATGTGTACTTGGAACAATAACAAGGTTCATCTTATTTATTGCTTCGATCCACTTTGGATTGCAAATTGTTGTTTCGACGCCTGCTGTGATTCCGATATTAAAAACGGCCAGCGAATTTGACCATTCATCAGGAAGTTGTATTTGCACAGAAACATCATAACGTTTGTCTTCAGATGCAGATTCTTCCATGATTTTTGCAATTAGACCGTTGCATGCATTCTTGTCAATGTTCCATGAAGTATTACCCCATTGAACGACTTGCGTTTTTAAGATTATATTTTTTTTTGTACACAAATATTTATATACTTGACGAGAATGCTCACCGTACCCAGACACTGATAGTAGTGGTGCGCGAATTACTACACTTTTCATTAAAATGTCCTCATTTCCCAATTAATTCTATTATCACGCCAAGTTTCAATTAGATTTTTTGCAGTTGTGTGCCAATCATCAATTGTCTTCTGGTAATTAAATTCTGATAGCGCGTATTCACGAACTTTCTTTTTTAGATTTATTTTTTCTTCATTTGACATGTTATACAGCTTCATTATTCCGCGGGCGACATTGTCACAATTAACGTAATCTTCGTAAATATAGGGCACAACTTGACTGCCTACAAGAGTTTTACAATCAACTTCTAATGCGACACCATTTTCTGACCCGTCACGATGATCGACTACTTGTCTTGTAAGGCCACCCGTTTTTGCTGCAATAATTGGTGTGCCTGCATTCATTGCTTCAAGCGTACTCAAACCAAACCCTTCTGCGTATGATATGTTCATACAAAAATCTGATATGTTATATAGCATGTTCATGTTTTTAAATTCAAGTCTGTCTTTAGAAAACATAATATTATTTACGATGCCTAATGCATCTGCAACTTCAAAAAGATTCGGGCCTTCTTGATCTAATGGGTCAGTGTGCATTATCAATGTTGCATTTTTATGACCTTTTTCTTTTTGTAAGTTGTCACAAAAAATCTTCCATGACATCAAAACATCACTTGGGCGCTTTCTCTTTGCATTTCTATTAACCCATATTCCAACAAAATGATCAAGACGTGATTGTCCTAAAATAGTCTGTTTAAGATTTGTCTTTTGCGATTGATCGATTGGGAAAAACATATTCTCAGGAATTGCATGCGGGATAAAGTTTGTTTTATTTGCAAACTGCTCTTTTATAAGGTCGTAGGTCATGTGAGAATGACAATTTATCAAGTCTGTTGATCTATAAAAGACTTCATTAAATTTTGGATACGGTCCATTATCCCATACGTGCCACCAAGCAATTGGACAAATTTGATGGATTTCGTCTTCCATTTCAAATAACCACGTAAAAAATCGTGGATCTGTAAAGATAAGAAGCAAATCTGGCTTTTCTGCAGCGAGAGTAATTCTAATAAGGTCTCTATTTCCAAAACCATCAATTGGCTTTATAATAAGATCTTCATTCACTACGACAGTTCTATAATCTGCATGTTTTATAGCAGCGCCAAATTGGCGAAATGTCCATTCACCCTTTTTAATCAAACCATTTAGTAAATGGAATGTTTGTGTACCAACGCCCGATGTTGAAAGCGCGTGATCAGAAAGAACTAAAACTTTATACTTTTTTTGCATGTTACAATAATACTCATATAATCATGCAGTAAAAGGTTTAAATGTGCTTGATCCAGGGCAGTGTTTTGTTTCTTTAAATTCGCAATATGTGCACGACATTCTATTCTTTATGCAAGTACCCGATTTAACGCCCGATATCATCGACGATACAAGTTTATTTGATTTTTCTAATGTTTTTGGACCTGCAGAAATTTCAACAAGCTCACATGATTTTCCTGGCTTTACTCCGCGCTTTAGCAAAACAAAACCGCATTTTATGTCTTTTGGATCTATTGAAAATTTTTCTGAAATGTATGATTTATACAAGACAATTTGTGCTTGAACTAGGGGATCTTGTTTTTTATCTGCTGCCCACCCTCTCGGGCCACACGTTTTCCAATCTACTACCCATAATACGTCATTGCCTCTTTTGTTTTTAGCCTTTATTAGACCATCAACAAATCCTTTGAATTTTATATCAGAGTTTTCTATTGCTTCGAAAAGGGGATATTCTGCTTTTATACATGACCAATTTGGAAAAGTCTCATCAAGAAATTTTGGCATATCATCTAAAATTGCTGCGCCCTCTTTTTTCCACTGCTCTTTGTTTTGTAAATTATGCGTATCCCAAACTCTGTCTATGCTTCCACGCATTCTTTCAAGACTAAATGTTTTTGTTTTTAAATAGCTTTCACACTCAGTGTGAAGTGTTGTGCCAAATGAAAGATTCTCATTTGTTTCAAATGTTCCAACTTTGTCAATATAAAGCAGCTTATGCTTCCATGGACATTCTGTCCATATTTTTACTTCAGAGTAAGAAATGTGTTGTTTGCCAGTCGGGAACGTAATTTTGTCTTCATTTATAGTTTTCATTATTTATTATAATGAGCAAATTATGATTTTACATTAACGCTTACCGCTCTACCTTGCAAGTGCTCCCAGTCTCTATCTTCTGGTTTTCTTACTTCTAAGTTCTTTTCCCACGCAGCGCGCATTACTTTTGTATCAACGCCAAGTGAAGTTGCTTCAAACATTAGCGCATTGAGATCTTTTACAAAGCAACTGCCTCCCCAACCTTTTACATACCTGCCGTCATGTGTTGCCATGGGGCCAGGAACTGACCAGTGTGAATTACCCAATCGTTTATCTAATTTTGCATATTCTACAACTTTGTCATAGTCAATGTTAAGACCTTCATCATCTAGCGCTTCACATATTTGTGCAAGCTCGTTTGCAAATGAAACTTTAACTGCAAGAAAACAGTTTGTCGTGTATTTTACCATTTCTGCCGTTGTCGATCCCGTTTTGATTACTGGGACGCCAATAAATGCATTTTCAAAAATGCTCTTGACTTCATTAATCCACGGTCTCGGTCCGCCAAGAATGATACGATCTTGATTTTCCATATCTTGCAATGCGTTGGCTTCTGTTAAGAACTCTGGATTGAATATAACATGAAGAAATTTATCTTTATATTTTTCATTCCATTTGTGTGTAGAACCCGGCGGAACAGTTGATTTTATTACTGCGATGACGTCGTTTTTTGTCTCAAAAGAAACATCAGAAATATCATCTAATACATTTTCAACGATTGAAATATCTGCAGAACCGTCTGCATACATTGGCGTGGGAACACAGACAAAAAATACATTTGAAAATTTTTCATCGTATTCGTTTTTGTTGAGTAAAACGCACGCTTTTGCAAATTCGTAAACAGACGCAGGTTTTCTTACTACATCTGGCATAAATATCTCAGTTGCTCCTTGCGCAAGTTTACCTGTCTTATCGTAAGCGTAGACAGTTGTTTGATGCTTACGACTAAAAACAGTCGTCAAACTTCCACCTACGAAGCCTTGACCAATTACACCGATAGATGTCATATTTCTCTCAATAATTGATTGTTGTTGTTTGATTATAAAGCGAAGACATCATATTATCAATTTTCGGGTCAAAAAATTCAACATTTATTTTTGCTTCATCAAAGATTGTCTTGTCAAGATAGTCAAAGCCACCTTTGCCTGATAGATACGTTGTTGCACCGACTTCTTTGCAAATGTTTAAAAGCAATTCGGATTTTGATCCCGATGCTGCAAGTGATGATGCCATTATCATTGGTGTAGTAATTTTCCATTTATCTCTACACCAGACGATACTTTTCATATTTATATCAATCAATAATTCGCTGTCTTCATAAACGCTTGATACATTTAGTTTGTTATGTAGATGCTGTTTTATCAGCTTTGAACGCCAGATAGGATCTTTTGATACTTTCACTTCATTGATTAGTTTTGAATTTGCGTCTTTTTCAACAGGTACTGTAAACCATTCTTCATTGCCCGATCTATTCACAAAACGATTTCTATTTTGAAAATCATTCTTTTTGAATTTCACATTGTCAAGAACAATAAACAAATCTGCTTCATTCATTTTTTTAAAAAAACCGATATACGGAAAATGTTCTGGTTGATGAATTGTTACTTTCATTTTATACCCACCGCGGTGGTTGTTGGTTTGTTGGAAAACTACTGTTAAATTCAAATCTTTTTGGTTCTGACTGTTTTGTGAATTCTTCGTTAATTTTCTTTATATCAAGCCTGTTTGTGTCAAAATCATAAAATTTTTCGATTATTGCTGAGATATCTGGATGACCGTACATTTTTCCTACTTCTTTTCCAAATTCTTTGTGCTTGTCATAAAATTCTTTGTCATATTTAAAATGATGCAAAATTGCATATTTGTGACATTCTTTAAGGCGCGGATCGTATGGATTATCAAAGTTATGAACTGATTTTGTAATTGGAATTCTATTTTTATGAATAGCAATCCCAGATCCCTCAGGACGATCTGCGCGAATATTTGGATTGCTCAGCCCACGTGCTTTTCTTGCAAGCGTTTTTAATCTAGCGTATTCATACAATGCAATTGGAAATTGTTCAAAAAGTGTTGTGTCTCTTTTAATTTCTATCAATTCACCATCTGCTGCTATTCTATCGCAAGTTATCCCACGAATAAACGTTTCTTTTCTTGATTCAAGATCATCAATCAATTCAAGAATATCATGATTTCCTTTATGAAATTCAAGCAATTCATCACAATCTGCCCGAACTGTCCAACCGTCGACTCTATTTGCGACATCATGCAAGCTTGAAAATAATGATGTTTGAACTTCTGCAGACCAACCCGTAGATGTTATTGTTTTTATTGGAGTAATGTTTAAGTCATTAAAAATTTCTTTCCATCTTTTATTCTTCTCAGGATACATTTCATTTTCATGAAAACCAATCAAAATATTCTGCTCTGGAATTTTGAAATTTTCTGCTGCGTGCTTAAACCAGTGATACAACACTTCTGTTTGCGGGCCTCCAACAACAGCTAATGCAAATACATTTTCTCTTTTCATTTTACACCAAAGACATTTTTAATATTCTGTATACTTCTGCATACTTTGTTTTGTGTTTATTTGCATAGCTTTCTAAGAAGTATGCTTCGCCAATATTGTAATGATCATCACTCTGTAGATAATATCCTAAACCCGTATATGATTGTTCATTAGAAATATTGTATTTATCAAGACATGCTTTTTTAATTTTGAATTCATCTTCGTTCATGCTGATGAATAAGTTGGGTTGAAAGTTATAAGTGCTTGGAGAATAAACAGTGACGTATGTATTCGCATACTTTACCATTCCCATTGAGATCATGCTTACTGCACGATGGTCAGTGTGTGCATCGTTTTCATCATGTGTTAAAATATCAAAGCTTGTTTTGAAATCAAGCAACTTATAAAATTGATCTTTGACAAAGTCAATTGATGACATCATTTGTCGCTGTTTGTTTAACAAATTTGTGTATACAATTTTTGATTCAAATTTTTCATTTAGAAGCCTTAAGTTTTCTTCAAAAATTCCTGCTTTTTCTTTCCAGTACGTAGCAATGACAACGTGAATTTTGTCATATGATTTGTAATTCTTTGAAAGATAGCCAATAGTTGCACATTCTAAATCGTCAATATGCGCTAAAAATATGTATAAATTTTTCATTTATTTTCTCTTGTAGAATAAGAAACACGGATAAAGTTCACTTAATCTTCCACCAGATGCAATTGATGCGACACGTGTCGATCTATCATCATTTATTACATAATGATCGTGAATTTTTATTCGATCCATCATTTCAAAAGCATTTTCATATGAAATTCCAAATCCTTGAACGTGGGTATGGAAATTCAAGCAAATTTGTGTAATCATGCTGCACATTTTATTTTCTACAAGATAAGGAAGAAACTCCATCTCAGACCCTTCTGCATTATAAAAGATGCAATCAATATTTGAAATATTGTTTTCTAATACAAATTTCTCTAATGTAATAGCATCTACTTCAATTCCATTTGTCGCTTTATAAGTAGATGCGCAAGATCCAACTCCTGCTAGCAAAACCTTGTTATCATTTGTGCTCACTATCGCTTTGTTTGTCAAGTAAACATTAGTCAATTCTTTGACATTTTCTCTAAGCTTTGCAAAGTTATCAGGATGAGGTTCAATTGAGTAAATTGAACAAGACGGATATAGCTTTGTAAGAAGCTTTTCTAGCTTACCTGTAAAGGTACCGATATGTAAAAATATGGGATTTTTAGGAAGCAAAGATTCATTAATGTAAAATGCTTCAACAAGATACTTTAGATTTTCTTTCATTTTCTATTTGTTGTATTACATTACTATACACGCATTCGCATGCGTTTTCCATGTTATAATGAACTTTAGCAAAATTTATTACATCTAGCGATTTTTGATTCCATGTAAACATTGCATCTTTCAATTTATCATTCATGTCAGCAGCATTACCTTGTCTGTATATCGTTCCAAAACTTTTTACAGAATCTTCAACAAGAACCAAATCGTTAATAAAGAATGGTGTGCCACCACACAATCCCTCTGGAATAACACGTGGTCCGGGATCATATGGCTGTGCTGGTCTCGGGTCTGTCGTAAGCGCTAACAATTTTGATTTTAAGATTAAGTTTGCAAGTTCTTCTTTATTTAAGAAGTTGTGTATTTCAATATTTATATTTTTTGACAATGCGACATTTTTCATCTTATTCGTATACGAAACAGATTCTGATTTGCCGCAGAATATTATTTTCCAATCTTTAACTAGATGTGCATCGACAAGATTCAACAGCTCAAGTTGATTTTTGTCTGTGCCGAGAGATGCTGGAACAATAATAATATTTTCTTTTTTTCCAATGTCATATTCAGACATAAGTTTATTAAACATTGATGGGACTGGTGGCTTTGTAAGCTGATTATCTTCATAAGCATAGTCATAACCTTCTTTATTGCACTGCATACCCATAGGCGTTATGTTTATTTTGTATTTTGAATTTTTAAAATACCTTGCGTCATATGATTGTTTTGATGAACTTTTTGCAATCAAGATGTCAAACTCTAATGAAAATGTTTCTGCATTGTTGACATTTATTACATTTCCATTTACGTCAAGTTTATAATCATAATGCCGATTGCCCTTGTGGAATGTAACGTATGTATTGATTCCTTTTTTTGCAAAGTGGCGCGGTAGTGACAAACTTTCAATTTGTTCATTTTCTATTGGAAAATGAACAAATAAGGCATTTTTAATCATTGAACACATCAAACAAAAATTCAATTTGATGAAACTCATTACTGAGTATGTTTTTTGTCGTTGTTAGCATTTCATTTGAAACTTGCACTTTCTCATGGCTCACTATCTGTGATATTGCTTTTCGCCATTCTTTACTTGTTTCAAGTGATAAAAATGAAAACAAATCAATTAAAAAATTGTCTGTTGAATTGACAAGCTCTTCATAGCGAACAATTTTCAAACCGCAATTTATTCCAAACATGTATGCATCACGTGTATCAATAAGCACTTTTCGCAATGCTTCTTCATACGAACCACTGCCATGTGATTTTAAATATGAAAGCGCAGTTTCTGCGGGATTTCTTGTTATCATTAGAAATAGCGGTTTTTCTTCTGCAACAAATGTATTGAATTTTTCTTTGTTGTTTCTGTAAACGTGGATGTTTCCACCTGCTTTTTTGTCGCCAATAATCAATATTTCTTTTTTATCAAAAAGTGGATTTCCTTTAAATTGCTCAAATGACTGCCATTTCGGCTGATATGTTTTTATTGTTTTTGAAAACCTGTCTGTTTTTTCTAAGCTTTCATTAAATTGATAACATGCATCGATCATCATCTCTTGCGTTGCTGAGATTTTGTCTTGCCCTTTCTCAATTACTTTTTGTAAAAATCTTGATTCATTAGAAATAAGACAATTAGGATGATAATTGATAATTTGACCAAGAAGAGTAGATCCAGTTCTTGGTGAGCCAATAAAATAAAGTTGTTTCATGTTAGTACTTGTAGTGATTAAGCTTGCAATGTTCGACTGCATCATCATATGATACATCATACACACCGTTGTGCACTTTCTTATCTACATGCATATGAAAAATGCGCGGTTGCATATGTTCTTTTCCATTTTCTAGCCTGACGTGTGGGAAATCGACTTTATCTCTGTTTTCTTTGCCTCTTACATTGTATTCAATAGGCAAATGAATTAATCTAACATCACTTTCCCACAAGGAAATTCTTAACGAAACTTGATCCCAGCCATTTGTGATATGAAAATATTTATAAAAATATGCTTGCCACATACTAAAAAATTTTCTTGTTGCATCATTGTGCTTCCAACACATCACGCCACCATTTATTTCTGAGAAAGAGTACGGTATTGCGTCATATTCTTGAATTTGTTTTGCATATTTTTCCCGTTTTCTTGCAAAATCATGTATTCCTGCGATATCGTTCTTTTTTAATACATCAAATATGTCTTCAATATTTTGATTGATGATCGTGTCAGAGTCGAGGTACAGTGTTTCTTTAAATGGTGAGTGACAGATAAAATCAACTTTTGCTCTGATATGATTAGGCTTTATCTTTATGTAAAAGTCAATGTCGTTTGACTCAAAATCGAAATTTGACATTACACAAATTTTCATATCAGGATTGTACATCTTCACAGATTTTGCTGAGTTTAACATTTCTTTAACAAATGACTCATTAAAGACGATGTATAATACACCGCGATCAATTGTGGGCTGTGAGTTTACTAATTGTAGAATTTGCATTTTATACCAAGTTTGAGTTTGCTCTAAAGCCTACTTTTGTGTGTACGCCTTTTGCAAATGGGAAATTGTTTTTAGTCAAGTAATAATCAAGTGGGCTCTTGTACTCTGCGTTTTTTAGTGTATTGTCAAGCCATAAAAATTCTTGTACAAGTGCTTTATCTAAAAATGGGTAACGTGATTCTATTCCGTATAATCCTGCAATTGATTCATCTTTATACAGGAACTCTTCTTGTGTGCCTGTATAAAAGTTTTCCCATGGAAAAATCATATTAAGATCTTCTGGATAGTGACCTGCGATTGTACAATGTAAAAATCCGGGTGCGGGTCGACCTTTAAAGCCATAATCAGACATTATTTCATCAGACCCTTGGCCAGATAAGTAAATTTTGCAATTGTCTTGTCGAGCTTCACTACAAATTATTCCTGTGCCTATTGCACCTTTGTCTGCAAAAACGTCATAACCATTTGGTCTGTTTTTTCTTGGTTGTGACTTGAATGCTTCGGCATTTTGCGAAATGTATGCTTGTTGTGCAGCATAGTCTGTTGCTCTCAACGAGATTATTTTATTGTTTTCTAATAACGCTCTGCGACTATTTAGCACGTTTATGTCTTCTGCAGCAATTATGCTATATGAATTAAATTTAATATTTTGCTTTTTTAATTCACATGCAATAGCACCAGAATCATAACCACTTGAAAGTCCTATAAACAAATTCTCTCTTGTATTTTTTGCACGCTTTGATATTGAATTTTCAAATGCAATGCACCAATCGTCAAAATTTTTCTTATATTGAATCAAGCTAAAATCTGTGAATTTTATTCTTTTGATTGCTCTCATTTCGCTCAATGAGACAATTATTGTTGTGTTTGGTGGAATTTTGTGTTGTTCTTTAAACCCTAAGTGTTGTATTGCACTTCTGTAAGAAGAGACTGCAAAATTGTCACCTTCAATCGAAAACCAGATAGGTTTTGTGCCAAACGTATCTGTTGATATGATTAATTCATTTTTTGTTTTGTCAATGATACAAAATGCAAATTCACCATCAAGTTTACCAGCAAATTTTTCGCCGTGTTGTTCATATGCAGGAATTAAAGAATACCCGTCAGACGGGTAATCTCCAAATTCATTTGCATTGTATATTTCGCCATTGAATATTGCGACTTTTGACCTTTCTTTATTAAAGAAAGGTTGTTGAGTATATTCGCCCGTTATTGAGAGCAAATTATGCACAAAGACATAATTCTCAAATTCAACAATACTAGTTGAATCTGGGCCTCGGCGTTGTTGCTTTTCATTTGCAAAGTGAAAAAGCTTTTGATTATATTTTTTTGATGTTACTAAAAAGCTACACATTATACTAATATCTTACCGTACTTTTTATAGTGTTCAATAAATTTTACTGATTGAAACAATTGTGGTCTATTTAAACGCTTGTATGTTTCAATTCGTTGTTCAAGTTTAGGCATTACATCACCATTCCATTTGAAGTGATATGTAAAGAAGTTATGAAATGATCGGAGTTCATTCATAGAATTATCATCGAACTTCATGAATTCATCTTTATTGTCAATATTCATAATTCTTTTCGTAATTTCAAAATTTTGAAGTCCTGTCGAGCCGTATGGGTAATTAACAAAATGTTTGCATGAATCATTAATTTCACCCGAGCCGTTATTTGCACGCATATTTCCACGATAGATCATGAGCTTTACGCCTTTTAGACCAATCAAAGGTGCAAGATTCGCATTAACTGGGTATTGATGCCAAATTTTATTTGTTATATCTCTATCTACGTCTTTCACAGTTAGATCTGCAGATATTCTGTCTATAAGAAAACCTTGTGTTGCATTTATTCCTAAACTTTCAAAGTCTGTGATGAGTGTATTGAGATTCTTTGGGTACACTTGAAATTCATCAGCATCTGGATGAACAACCCAGTCATTTTTTGTTACTCGTTTTGTTAAGACAGCATTTATTCTTGCCCATTTTTCTTCACTTTCATATTCGCCGCGCCAAATATCTACAGGTTTTATTCCATATTTCAACAATATTTCTTCGCTTTCTTTAATTTTATTGTCTTGATCTTTGAAAGTGTTTAAAACAAGCAAAAAGTTTTGATGCCTTATTCCCATGTCTAGATAATGATTTATAAAATGCTCAAGTAAACATAAATCATAATCTAGACCAATGCAAGATGTAAGAAAAACTTTATCCATCTGTGAACTTAACTCTGCAAAATGCTTGATGATTCGGTTGACCGCTTGCTGTCTTTCCAACAGAATAGACTTTAAATTGCGTGCTTGCTACAAGAATTTGAGCAATATCATTAACGCAACCAAATCTTGTATCAAAGTCATCAAATACCCAAATGCACTGGTCGCTTTGTACAGGAATTAAGCTCTTTACGTCTGCTACGACATTTCCTTGATCATGTCCACCATCAATATAGAACATATCGATTTTTTCATTTGCTTCTTTTATTGAATCTCTCATTGCATCGCTATTTCCTACAACGAACTTTTCGTTCTCAAATGTATTTACATATTTTGAAGATCTTACATCTCTTAAGTCACAAGACCAGACGTTGCCAGAATTTGATTTGCAGAATGAATAAAACTGCCATCCTTCAGCAGTTCCAACTTCTGCTATTTGTTTTACTCCGTATGTGTCTGCGATTTTAGTTAGATAATATGCACGCTTTGAAAGCGTATCAAGAATTGTGTTCCTTTCGTTCTCATCAACAATAAATGCAGAATCAAGCTTACGCTTTTGTGTGTCTAGATTGATATCATCCCACAATTGTCTGTATTCGTCTGGCAATTTTAACGTTTCTACAGTCCCTACCTCATTAAACAGCTTTACAAGCTCAGCATCTTTTCTTGTTAGAATCTCAAAATTCATTCCAGCAAAATTTCGCTCTATTGAATTGATATGATGACAATATGAAACATTGAATAGTGTCAAGATGTCATGAAATGGATTCTCAATAATGTATTCTGTATATTCATCTTGATCAATGCCAAGTTGGAATTGCATAAATGCAAATCCATTGATTTTCAAAACTCTTTCAATTTCACTTACAAATTTTGCTGGGTTTGTTGAATGATCAAAAATATTTGAGTACACAATATCAAATGTCTCATCTGCAAATGAGAGTTTATGCATATCACCTTCTATCACATGAGGCGGACATGCAACAAGGTCGATACCCATGACATTTTTAATTCCTAACTGGATGAATGCTTCGACCTCTTGACCTGTTCTTGCACCAATACACAAAACTTTTGAATTTTGATTTAAAATGTTTCCGAATTTTTTAAATTCGTTTTTGAATCCATCGATTTTAGATTGCCATTCGACAGTAAGCCATTTTTCTCGCTTGTCAGGATCGAGTGTTTTCTCTTTTTGTTTTTCAACATATTTATCATAAGATTCGTGATGTGCTTTTTTAATCATTTTTAGCTCTTTAAAAAGTGTATGTATTTATTTGCAACGTCTACGATATCAATATTAGAATCATATGTGTTGTTGTTAAATTTTGAAAAGTCTAATTTTGAAGGTTTATAAAGATCATGTGGCTCAAAATCCCATTTTTCATCATTAATTAATTTTGCGTCTAAACCTGCTATTTCTTTTGTTCCACCTGAGTCTGTACAAATAATTTTACATCCTGCTGCTCTTGCATCAACTACAACATTTGGGCAATGATCTAACCACGCAAGATGTATAAAAAATTTTGAACGCTTATATATGCTAATCAGCGTCTCCCAATTAACGTCGCCAACATACAAAATTCTTTTATCATTAATTCCATCGAAATTTGCATTTTTTCCAGCGACTATTAAGCAATCATCTCTGCCTGCATGTTCTTGAAAATAACGAATATTTTCAGATAATCGTTTGTGTGGGCGCCAAGAAGAAGCACATGACCACACACTTTCATATTTGTCTATGATTTCGTGTTTTATCGCGGGAATTTTTTCAATTGTCTTTAAGTCTGTACCATTTCGTATAATGGCTGTGTTAATATGACGACCAAAATATTTTTCAATCAAATCGTGATTAAATTGTGTTTGATAAATTACACCATACGCATTTTTAAATGATTCTCTGATGGGCGCATTCATACTAATAAAGTCTTGTTGTGTATTAAAATAAATGCCATCAAGACGCAAGAATATTTTTTTCGTCGTATTTTCTGTTATCGTGATAAAAGAAAGTTGAACGTCTGCATTTTTTTCTTTTGTTATTGTATGACCAGCAGCGCTGAGCTGTGTGGCAAGCCTGCTTGCAAATGAATTTGGGCCAGAGTTCGATGAAAAATCTACATTATTTATGTTTATTAACATTTGATAAAGCCACGTGATCTAATCCACTCTGCAGAGTTTTTTTGTTTAATTGATCTTTCAGATGTAAAAAGTTCTTTATCCTTCAAATTAATGCTGTAGTGATAGCAAATTACAGGAATATGACCGACTAGTCTGTTTTCCATTATTGACATGTGCATCATTGGTAGAAATACTGCTTGATCGCAAGCAATCATTATAAAGTTTCCATTCTCATCTTTGAAATTTGCAATCGGCACCTTCTTTAGTGCAGAATTTCTAAATGTCTTTAGGTGACTAGAAACCCATGGATGGTCATAAACGGTTTGTCCATGTGACAACACAAGTGGTGCAGAAATATTTTGTGTAGTATACTCCCATCGATGTGATGTCCATGCAACGTCTACTTTAGAATCTTGATAAGTTTGATTTAAAAGCCAAAGTGTGTCATTCTCTGTTAGCCAGTCGCCACCGTCGAGACGAACTACAATCTCATCGTCGTCTATCATTGACGAAGCATTAAGCGTATTTCTTACTTCACCCATTTTTTCTTTGTTATCAACGATTGTAAACTTGTCTTTAAATGTACAATTTGCAATTGTCTTTTTTATTGTTCGTAATGTTTTGTCTGTCGACATATCGTTTATAATGATTGCACGCCAATCATTATACGATTGTGACATCATCGTCATTAATGTTTGAGCAATCTTATCTTGACAATTAAAAACAGGCGTTACAAAAACAAATTTATTGTTCACATTTAATCCAGTTAGACATCACACTTGGGTGCGTTAACTCTTTTATTTTAACATCTGGCGTGGGGGTTTTCCAATTTATTTTTCTATGGAATATCCAGCCGCACATTTCTTTTTCTAACTTTTCTGCAAGTTCTTTAATATCTTTGTCTGTAACTTCTGCCCACGGCTTATCAAAGAACATATTGTTTTGTGCTGTGTCTTCTTGTTTTATGTCGAACAAACTTTGCCAATGCCTTGACCAAAAATGTTTGTATGTCTTTATTTTTCTTTCAAGATCATACCAAGAATAATGATAAACGCCTGGCAATGAATTTGTTACTTGCGTAAACCAATCAACATATTTCATTCTAAACTCTTCGCTAAATGCAGCATTTTGACGCATAGTTTCTGTTTCTTGTGTATGAAAGTTTACAAATGGAATCAATTCACATGTATCTGCGTGTATATAATCACATCCATCTGTTCCTTGTGCAGAATACAATTTGCCTTCTTTGTCATAACGTCGCAGTTGTGCTGGAATTCCATGTGTAATATGCGGGTAATTTCTACTTAATCTCCACTTCCATGGATTAATGTCTATTCTTACTTTCTTATTAGCACCCCAGAATTCGATTACTGGCAATGCAATTACTTGATTGCTTTTATGCACATGCTTAACAAGCTCTCTTATTTTTTGATAATCATTTTCATGAATGATTTCGTCAACATCCATTTGCCAGCACAAATCTCCTGTGCAATATCTTCTAGCGACTGCTTTTTGATCACCATCAAAAACTGCGGATCTTGAATCACTCCAGTCACGTGGATTTGACACTACTTTTAATTTATTGTTCTCATTTGAGAGCTGTTGAAGCTTTTCAAGCGTTCCGTCTGTTGACCCACCATCGACAACAATGACTTCATCAAGACAATTTAGCATCGAAGTCACAGACTCAATAAACGGGTAATTTTGATTCACACAGTTATAAGTTGTAGTATAGCCAGAGATATCTAGATTACGCTGGGAATACTTTTCGATGATTGACCAGAAGACATATGGCTGTTCTTCTAAGTACTCCCGTGTTATCTCTTGTTCATTCTGCCACCAGCTTTCGCTTTCGTGTTGAACGTTTTCATTTGTTACAACTTCACAACCCAATAATTTTGCTTCAATTACCATGCGAGGACATGTGTCGCCGCCGGCTGGTAGATACACAAATCCCTCAGCAGATGCCAACTTTGCAAGTGTTTCTTCATATGGAATGTCCCAAATAACTTCGTACTTTTTGTTATTTTCTTCACACCACTTGATTGCGTTGTCTTTGCCCTTAATCCACGAATTAGAACCGAGAACTATCCAGCCGTCTCGGTTATCATTGTAATTTTTCATTACATCAATTACATTAAAAAAGTTATTGTCAAATACCGAAGAAAGAATCATTTGCTTTCGATTCTTTAATGACGGGAAAAATGAATGGTATCGATCCATTTGACCTTTTGACATCCAGAAAATATAGTCTGCTCCATAAAAGAATGCAGAAACATATTTACCAATATCTTTGTTTGCACAGTCGCAATCATATCCTGTTGCAGCTTTGTGTTTTTCGATTGACCTGTATTGACAGAACTTATAATCGTATTCGATGACGCTGTAATTTATGTTACCAATTAACAAAGGTATTAAGTTGAAATTGAGAGATGAAAAGTTGCAAAAAACCCAATAATCGTGTTGATGATCTTGCAAAAATTTAACATCAACATCTTTAGAATGAACTTTAATTATGTTTTGTGGACCGTAGCTTATTAAGGCGTCTGTCGTTAATTCGGCGCCACCAGCATAGTCATTTGAAAACAAATCGGCAACAAAAATGATATTCATAGATTTCATACAGCAATACTAACATTGCAAATGAAAAATAAACTATATTTCTTCTACAACAAACTTGTATCTTTTGCCTGATCGATTATTTGTGATTGTAAGAAAATCTTCTTCTTCAATGATTGTCCAATCACCCCTATCGTTTCTTAAATGCAAGTCACCCGTGTAGATGTTCTTCCAACGTGCTGTTGGTGACCCAAGATCATATGCACTATCTGTGCTTGGTAAGACGTCTGATATTAATTTTCCATTGAACTTTACTGTGTCTGTCGATGCGTCACCAAATGTTGAATTTCCACTAACAACAAGTGTATTTGAAATGTTTAAGTCAGAGCCTGTGAGCTGTCCTTTAAAAAGTATTGTTCCAGATGCTACAAGATCACCACCAAAAACTGTCTTTTTTGTAGAAGAACCGCTGACATATAAGAAAACGTCTGTTCCAATGTTAGTTCCTAATAATGCAGAAATTCCGCCCTCATAGTTAGTTGCTGCTTCATTTCCATAAATCAAAATTGAAGCGTTCGTGCTATTCGTGCCCGTTGCTATGATTTGTGTAGTTCGTATTTGATTTGATCTTTGGTCTAATGACATTCTATCCTCTTAGACTGGAACAACATGAATATGAACTTGACCAGAAAATTTTGCAGATGATTTAATAGTTGCAGATGTCGTGCTCGCTGCTGCAACAGTAATTGTAATGTTTGTATTACTGTTACTTAATGAATCAACTGTAGAAATAGTAATGGACGGTACTGAAGTGTAAGGTCCATTTGTAAAAGAATATGTCTCAGAGTCTGAGTTTGCGAATGTTATTTTTCCTGCTTCCACAGATGATCCACCTTGTGCTTGTTCATAAACATATACATAACTAGGCGGAGTTCTATTGTATGGATAGACTTTTACAAATCTATTTTTGTCAAGTCGTTTATATGTTATGCCTGCCAATTTGCTACTCTGATATAGAGTAACTATTCATTCTAAATTATTTTAGATGCTAAAGTTGCAAGCTGTGAACGTTCGCCCTTAGTTAATGTGATATGTCCTGTAATATCGTGATTTTTAAATTTTTCTACGACGATTGTCAAACCATTTGATAGACTATCGAGATATGGCGTATCAATTTGGTCTGTATCGCCCAACAATACGACTTTTGAATTTTCGCCGACGCGTGTAATTACAGTCTTTAGTTCGTGTATTGTAGAATTTTGAGCTTCGTCTACGATCAAAAATGTATTGTTAAATGTTCTACCACGAATAAATGCGAGCGGCGTAATTTCAATTTGACCTTTTTGTCGCATTATTTCAAAATATGAAAGATCTTTGAATACATGTCTAAAGTTATCTAAAATTGGTGAGAGCCAAGGCGACATTTTTTCATTGATATCGCCTGGCAAAAAACCAATATCTTTTCCGACAGTCTGTAATGATCTTGTGATAATGATTCTTTCATATTTTTTGTCTTGAATTCCTGCAAGCCCTGCGAGGAGTGTTAAGAAAGTTTTTCCTGATCCTGCAATTCCTGTCATTGAAACGAGTTTTATTTCTTCACGTGAAAGAAGGTCTATTGCGAATAGCTGTTCTTTATTTCTTGCTTTTATTTTTGCTGCAGAATCAATTTTATTGATAAGCGGGATGATTCTTCCGTCATTGTTTATGCCAAGCAATGATTTGCTTCCAGACTTTAGCGAGATATATTGATTCTTATAGAAATCATTTTCAATTAGATTTGTGCTAACAAATCCTTGTTTATAAAAATTGTCAATCAAGAAATCATCTTGAGTTTCTATTTCTTGCATACCCGAATAGATTGCGTCTTTGTTCTGTATAACTCTATCTTTGTAGTAATCGTCAGCTTCGATTCCTAATGCATCACATTTAATTCTAAAGTTGATATCTTTTGTCACCATAACAACTTTTGTATTGAGCATTGATTTTGTAAGATAATACGCAGTTGCAATGATCTTGTTATCACCAAAGCTTGGATCAAGTCCTTGTGGCACTTGATGTGATTCAATTTCTACACGAATAGTTTGATCATTTTTCAGATTGATAGTTTCAAATAATTTATTCTCTTTTCTGAGATCGTCTAGAAAACGATTGACGTATCTTGCGTTTTCACCAACAAGACCGGGCTTGTCTTTGTTTCGATCAAGCTCATCTAAAACGATCAATGGAATTACAACGTCATTTCCAGTAAATGAGTGAATTGCACATTTATCATATAGCAAAACAGAAGTATCTACTACAAACGTTTTTCTTTTATCATTATTTGAGGACATTAAACTCTCTGTGTGGTAAAATCATACATTCAACTCTATTATTGAATTAGAGGTATTACAATGAAATGTTATCAATTGCACGATGAGCACAAGGTACAATGCAATAATAAAGCTTGCAGACAATGGATAAATTGCAAACAGCATCAAAATTGCACAATTGTTGCTGCTAAGCGTGGCACATTATTACTGCAAGAAATAGGTGACATATTATCTATATCACGCATGCGCGTTTGTCAAATTGAAAAACGAATAATTGAAAAACTTTCTTCACTAGTTAATTGATTTTTTTGTTTGTCTAGCAGCATCTCTATCGCGACGTGCTTTAAGACGAACACGTTTGTTTTCTGCAAACTGCTCTTTTCGTTCTATTGATTCTCGAAGCATATTAGCAGCTCTTTCTTTTAAGAGACGCAATCCTTTGCGTAAAACAACGCCAGAACGAATATTTCCTCCATCTGTTTTAATTGCATCTTTTTCCATACTTGCAACAATTAAGTTAATCTCTTCCCAAAGTTGCTGCATTTCATTTTTTGCCATTGCTAATCCAAAAGTTTTGTTTTAATTGCTGTTGTATTTTCATCAATGATTGACACTTTGTGTGCTTTTACTGCTGCGACTATATCAATCATAGCTGCGTTATTTTCAAGTTCTAATGCTAGCAGATTTATGATTTGCATAATTTGATCTTGCGAAACACCAAATCTAAGAACCTCAGTTACGATTTGTCTGCATTTAAGCAATTCTTCTGCTTTCTTTTCTGTTTCAGATTTTCCTACTTTCATTGTATTTCCACGATGTCTTGTCTTGTATGATTTCTTACTTTAAAAGTACCATCTTGTTTAATTTGCAAGATTTTTACTTGTGTTATTCCGCCAGAGTCATCTTTCTTTATTACGACATCTTTTTCAAGATTGTTTTCAAGAACAAACTCAACGAATTCCCAGATAGATAAATCTGCATTTTGTTGTGTTAGAAACTCACAAATTGTTTTTGGAATTCCCAGCTTGATATCTTCAATTGTTCTCAATGATTTGTTTTCTTCAATTCCATGAACAATCTCAGATTTACAAAAATCAATGACTTTGTGAACGATTCCGCAATTATTGCATTGAACTAGCTTCTGCTGAAATACATCATCGTTTGTAATTGAAAATACTACGAATTTATGATAAACAGGTTCTTTCCTGTTTCTAAATTGTGGTAATATGCAATGACATTCGATTAAATGTCTTAGACCATCAATTGCCATATTCTTTTCTTATTTCCTTTACAAGTGTGTCGATTTGAGAGAACGAGTTAAGTGAGCCTTGATCAAATGACATTATTATCATGTTGCATATTGCATCGAATTCTTTTTTCTCTATCTTGATTTTTCCTTGACCTCTTGCTTCAATGAGATTTGATATGACTTTATCTTTAACAACGTCGATTGAATTCTTGAATGTAGTGCTTACTTTTAACTCTAGTGACATCTTTTTAACTCCTGTCTTCTGTGATAATTGTGCCGGTTTGCTTGATTTGATTAAAGAATGATTTATATATTGAAATAGCTTTTTCAATTCTGACAACGGGTTGTGCATCTGTTTCACCAAATAATAATTCGATTATGTTATCAGAAAAATTCTTTAATTCATTTTTATGTAAAAATCCATTTGATAAAATCATTGGGCAACTTCGTAAGAATGTATCAATTTCTTCAATGATATTTTTTTGTTTATCTACATCGTCTCGCCCAATTGATATTGAAAGTCTAGACGAAGATAGACATTTTATTCTTTTTTGCAAAAGATAATCAACGTCAATATCTTGCTGTGACTTTTTTATAAGTTCACGAAGTAAATTTGTAGTTGCAATTTTTGCTTTGCTATTTTTTATTTGTATACGATTTTGTGTAATACTGACTTTATCGAGTTTTTGAAAGTCATGTAACGTTGCTTGTGATATTGTCTCTCCCTTCATTGCTGAGATGGGTGACGTCATACAAATTGTGCCAAGATCTGCTATTGTATTGATGCTTTGATCACTTGATTTAATAGTTCCAACAACTACATCTATTGTTTCTCTTGCAAAATTTTGTAAGATAACATTCAATGGTTCTTGTAAAATACCAGCACAAATTACAAGATACGATTCGCTTGTCTTATTTGCTTTTTCTAGAAGATGATAAATTTCTCCGACTGATTCTATTAGACCATCAATTATTAACACATTTACATCTGACCTTGTCCACGTTCCACTTTTGAGGAAGAGCTGATTAAAAATAATATTGTCAAGTGTGTATCCTTCAATTTTTTCAATTGTTGTGTCTCTCAAATAAGATTTTTTTGTTTCTAGATCGTCACCAAGATTGTATTTTTCTAATATTTCTGTCATCAAAGCATAAGCATGTTTTGAAAGTGTCTTTTTTCTAAATTCTTCAAATTCTTCTTTCGTGCATATTTTTTGTGCTGAGGATGTATGTTCTTTTAGAAGTTCTATTTCAAGATTCGAATTGCTAATTTCTTTTAGATCTTCTGTTAATTGACTTGTAATTAACTTCAATACAATTAATCCCGCGCCAGGTGCAGATTTTTCTGCGTCGATTGATGCAGATTCAATCATTGGAAGAATAGTATTGTCGAACCATGATTTTCTTTTTGATGATATAAGAACTTTCTGTAATGAGTCATTTACTAAATGTTTATGTAAGATTAAAGCGCCAGAGTTTGATAATTGCTTAATATTTAGTAGTCTAGAATTCAATTGAGATCTGAATTCTAGTTCGTTTATGGTAGCTGAGTTCATAATGAGTTATTATAACTCACTAGCCGTGCATGATTACAACAAACTTTTATTTTTATATTTTGTAAAGATTTACGACAACGCTATACAGTTCATATATAAGAACTGCATTTACTAAAATCTACAAGACTAAATATTGAAATTGTAATACTTATACATAGATGTTATGGTTTAAATGGAACAAAAACTATTAGTAGACTCTGCTTTAAATATGCCCGGTGAAGATACAAATTTAGTAGCTGATTTTTGTAAATTTGCGCAAGAAGAACTAAAGCTTAGTTGTGACTTTAAAATAAAAGTAGTATTAGATCGTGCTCAAAACAATATAAAGACAACTGCATACTTTGATCCTCAGACAAATGAGGTGTGTGTATGGGGTCATAATAGAAATGTTCTTGATATTTGTCGATCTATCGCTCACGAAATGGTTCACATGCAACAACACGACAGAGGTCTAATCACACGACCAATAAAAGACATTGGAGGTTTTCATGAAGATCAAGCAAACGCTAAAGCAGGCGTCTTAGTCAAGAAATTTATCTATGACAAAAATCTATAACTTAAAAGAATCAAAACTCAGCGTGCCTCTAAATATTTCTCTGTATGCTTTTCGAGATTTAATATCGAGACGCCAACCATTTTCATTATAAATTTCTTCAATCGACTCAAGATAATACCGCTCAGTGCCGAAACGGGTCTTTAGCTCGTCAAATATGTGCTTATCTCTTCTGCCAGTAAAAAATCCATACACTGCATTACAAAATTGAGGTGAAAAACCATCAGGTACATTAAATGTTTCCATGCTTCAATTATATCATTTATCCCGCTTTGTTAAACATGCTGCCTTTTGTGGGATCATATGCGGGATTTAAACCTGCTTGTGGCGATTGAAATATTCCAGTCATTGGTAACGAGCTTCGAAGCAATGTCGCAATTCTCATTTGAAGACCAAGCGTTTCATCATGCAATTCATCTTCTAGAAATGTTAAAATTTTTTGCATTTGAATTGCGACTTCTTTGGGCCCTTTTTTTGGTGAAGATTTTAAACTCTTTGCAAATGTTTTCAATTGAATTCCTACCTGCGGTTCTATTTCAATTAGCTCGTCTGATAATTTGCTAATTCCTTCGACAACACCCTCGACATCTGACATCATTTCAAGAACAGAATCACCCACCGGCGAATTAAATTCACGTATTAATGCTCTTATAACTGTTTCACATGATTTAGTCATCATCTTCTTCTTGAGCTGCAACTATTGGATCTTTGACTGACGCGCCCTTTGAAAGTGTTCGTTTCTTAATCGTTGAAAATTGTTCTGCTTTAACAAGCGCATCTGCTTCTGATAACTTACATACGAATGCTAAACCAACCATGTTTTGTGTATTCATATGACCTGGTGGCTTTTGATCGTCAGCAAATTCTATTTGAGCAAGCGGTGCATCATAGCCCGGTGTTGATGTTGGGAAATTTTCTATATTTTTAACAAAACCGACGCCAAATGCACGATCAACTGTAGCAGGATTATGCACCATCAAAAAAAGCTCAGGAATATAAACATATGAGCCCTTTTCGCCGATTCTATAATTCGCAAGAGTTGGAACTTTTTTAACGTTCTCTTCATTGTCATCTTCACCCCAAATAGATGCACGCTTTTGCTCTTTTGATTTTATCTTTACAAATTTATTTTCTTCTCCCACACCTCCATTGTAAATTGCATGAAATGCGGGCCCTTGCATAAATGGCGAATTCATTTCTAACGACAAGTTTTTTGCTTCTTTTGGTGATATTTTTATGTCGCCAATCGATGTAATATTGCCGCGCGTAGCGCCAGAAAACGAAGAAATCCTATCGGCAGAAGATGCTATTTTTACTTCTTCACCGCCGCGACGTCTTATAACAGTTTCATTTATGAATTCTCTTAGCAACTTTTTGAATTGTTCGTTCATTTTATGTTCTCTCTAATGTATTTATAAAGCTTGAATCAATAATAACAGGTCTGCAGTCTTCTCTAGAAAATCCAAGATTGTTTGAATATAAATCGTCTGGTGCAATTCCAAATCGCTTGATCGCGCCACACCACAATTTATATGTTGCAGATGTATTCATAAGTTCGTCATTCATAGATTGAATGATTTCATCTGGGTCTTCTTCGAAAGAATTATTTATTTCATTGGCAGCAGTAAGATATGCATTTCTGCATGATTTCTTTAATTCATCAAATGACATTCCAGCGCCGATAGCAAGTGAACAAATTAGCACAGACCACTCATCGTCATCTGAAAAATAATAAAAGTATGTATTTACAAAGTAACTAGAAAGGTCAGCATAGCCATGCGAACTTCTATTTCTTGCAACATCACATCGCTCTTGAATAATCCATCTATAATCATCTGCAACGTTGTAACATTTCGGGAACGCTTTCGCCCAATATCCATTTTTCCCAACTAGAGCATCGTCACTATTCATAGCGCAACCGTCTTCTGTTTTTGCTATTTTGATAACTAAATCTTTGTCTGATTTGGGTGCAAACACAACACGATACATGCCACTACCCAAATAAACAAAATCGTGTGGTATAGTGTCAGGTAAAAATCTTCCCAATTTCCAGCCCATTTTTTCTAAATGCTTGAACATTGAAAATTCTTTCCCAATCAATTCTTCTAACCTCAAAGAGATTGATTCTAAGCTATCAGACCAGCCTACTGTTTCATTCAGTATACATCGTATTGATTCTTGCAATATTTTCGTCATATTCTATAAATATGTGTAAATATCATGACACGAATTATATTTTGTTTATTACGTGTGATTTATGAGCGGCAAAGTCTTTGGTGAGAGCAGAAGAATATCAAGAAAAGAAGTTGAAAAAATTGTTGAAGAATTAAAAGTGTTGGGACTTCATGCTCAATGTGAAAAATTAGAAATATGTGGGTCATATCGCAGACAAAGACAAACATGCGGTGATGTTGATATTGTTATAGTGCCAAAAAATCTTGATGATTTTAAATCATGGTTTGATAACGTTCAATTGAAAAAACAAGTTGGGAAAATTGCATACTACGTTTCAATTGATGATGTTCAAATTGATATTTTTATTGCAACAAAAGAAAATTTTGGAATAATGACAATGAATTACACAGGTCCGGCTGGATTCAATATTTTTATTGCAAGTATGTGTAGCGAAATGGGATATTGTTATACAAAAAATCAAATTTTAAACGATAAGAAAGAATGTATTTCTGATTTTTATGACGATTATGCCGTATTTGAATTTTTGAAGCTTGACTATGTTGAACCCCAAAATAGGCAAACATTTTTCTAACTGTTTGTATATTTAATAATTGTTCGTGGCGTTACTAATGTTTGTTAAAAATTCTGTTCTTCGATCGCTAATTAAACGAAGGATCATTGAAGAAGGGCTTGATGACAATAAAAAAGAAAAAGCACTTCAATTAGTCGATCTAATCATAGAACTTCATCATGCTGATAAGTTTGATGAAGATTTTGTTAAGAGCGCAATAGACAACAAAATTGGAAAAGTCCTCTACGAAATGGCGCATTCACCTAGCGGAATGAATCGTGTTACGCTGAAGCAGAATAATCAAATAAAGCAGCTGTTAATTCTTAATGCAAATAATCTATATCTTAATATACTGCAACTCTTAGCAGAATCTGAGGCAGACATCGAAGAATACTCAGAAATTATTAATGACGAAAAAATCGTAAAAATCTTTGTCTACGAAATAGTAAAGATGCTTGTCGGCGTCATTAGTGAGCTACCAAGTGAATTCGCATTCGAAGCGCTTTATCAAACGCACGACGAAGACGTCTTCGTCCATGATGGCTCAGGAAAACTAATTACAGATTATGAAGAACTTATTGACCTTCGCGAGAGAGGCGAACTCATAACTATAATATCACTTGATGATGATCAAAAAGCGCTGTATGAGATGTTGATCTACAGGATCTCATGCTGGTTTTATAATTTTGATTTTAAAGAGTGTGCAAGCATTAAAGCAAAAATAGCATAGCTATAACATTTTTGCTAAAAGATTATTTTCTAGACACTCATTTGTATAGTTATAAATAACTTGTTCTGTCTTGTGAGAATTAAATGCATATAAAACAATTTATTGCCGAATTGCTGCTTGAAGGATTTAAAGATGACCAAAAAGAGCTGGCAGATAAATACAGCGCTCAAGCGCCACAGATTATGCAACTTGATCCGCCTTGCATTTCTTGGTTGATTAAGAGATTTGGAAAAGAAAAATCAATCAAAGAAACTCATCCAATTGAGGACTGCATTGGAATTGTTAAATCATACAAAGGATTAGCATCAGGTCTTAGCCAAAAATGGGCAACAAACGAACAGTTTAAGACAGATATCGCAGCATACTATGCTGGGCTCAATAAAGAAAAATCGTGGGATAATCCTGCAGATTTTCAAAAGATGACAGTCGATGAAATGACTACAATCATGGCGTTGGCATCAAAGAAAAAACAAAGGCTTGCACTGACAGGTTCGCAGGGTGGCCCAAAAGAATTGATAGGAAAAGTCGGTCCTTGGAACATTTGGCTGCCTCACAACATGGCAGACAGTATGGAAATTGCAGGCTATGATCCGATAACAATGGCACCTAACACAACGTGGTGTACAAACTATACATCTCAATCAAATCTTTTCTACACATACAACTCTGGTGACAAGCTATTAATCTATATTATCAAAGATGGCGCGCGTCCTTATCCAGACCCCGCCGGAAAATTTGATTATATGTCAATTGGTTTTAAAGACGGCAAGCTTATAGATGGACGTAATGGCGGAACAACGATTGACAGAGACAATAAAGGAATGACAGCTGAAGACCACAAACGCGTCTTGGGTCAATATTATTCTGAGATTATGAAGATTATCTTCGAAAAAGTTGAATCGATTGGTGGCGTTGCGCCCGCCGCAGATTATGCTATCAAGGCTGCAAATAATCTCGGTGCAATGAAAGAAATGCTTGTCACACTCAGCGCTCAGCAAAGAACTGAGGAAGCTATTCGAATTTATAAAGATGCAACATCTGCAAATGTAAAATTCTCTAGAGAATGTGCTGCATTCATTGCTAAATTTATGACGCTTTCTCGTCTCACTTATCAAGTTACAAATCAAGATTCAAATGTATTGAATGAACTTATCAAAATTAATGCAGACAAAGAAGAGTTGAATGATTATACGCTTGCTGCGATATTCAATGATAACTCAGATATAAAAATCTGGCCAGAAAATGCAAAAAATGTGTTTTTACTTTTTCAAAATGTTAAAGCATCGGGAGATGCAATATTTAAGATGTTATCTTCGTGGAATAAATTAGTAGATAATCAAGATGAAGAAACAAAATCATTAATGATAAGCTTAGGAAGTCCATACGCAAAAGTTCAAAAAGCATACGATATGTCAATTTCTGACAATGTTGAAGAAATTAAAGCTGCATATGAGTATGCAAAAGAAAAAAACTATCAATCGCTCGCAAAAAATATTTCTACAAACCCAAATACACCCGTTGAAATCGTGCTTGACATGTGTTCAAAATCATTCACAAGCGCGATGGGAACAGGACTTAACGGAAACTTTTGGGATTTTGTTTTAACAAATGAATCATTCCAAGCAGCATTGAGCAATCCTGCATTTGTTAAATCATGGCCTCGCGACGTTTCGCTTAAGATTGCGAACTTGTATATCATAAATCCAGACAAAGCGCCAGAAAATAAAAAGTTACCTCATATGCTAGAATTGATATTTAATTACGGAACACTCCCATATAAAATTAAACTTTTTATGGACGCGATAGGCATATCTGCAAAAAATAGCAAAATTAGACAAATGCTAACACACGCAATCACTGTTAACAAATTCCTCGGTATTGTTCCTGACGAGTCTAAACGCATATTAGGGCTAAATGATAATGTTCAAAGTGCAAATGATCAAGAAATTGATAATGATTTAAACGATTTGTTTAAAGAAAACAAATTACTTAAATCATGGCAAAAAATCATCGGTTAAAATAATGGAAATAAAAAACACAATTCTTAGATCGCTCATACGCAGACACCTCATGCTCGAAGGCATCGACGACGTGTCAGATGAAGAAATTACAAATTTTCTCAATAGCATAACAACAATTGCAAAAAGCGAAGTATTTTATGACATTGCAGAAAAATATGCGTCAGGTCTAACTACAAAATACATGCAACTAGCAAAAAGCTTTGGAATATCAAATGAGACATTAAAATCAGACGCAAGTATCAAAAGCATAATTATTTCATTTGCAAAAGAGCTTTCTAATGAATTCTTAAAAAATGCAGAAAGTACTGATGACGTAACAAAAAAACTTGGCAAGGCGCTCACTAAAGAATTAGTGAAAATGATCGTGCATGCATTCGAGATTATTACAACTGAACTTGTAGCAGGATTTCAATATGATATTTCAAAATGTCCATTTACATTTTATAATGAAATTGGTGATGAAATTATAGAAGACGATGATGAGTCACTATTAGAAAAGCTCTTTAATTCGACAGATGTCGTCTGTCGAATAACTGACGAATCAAAATTTGACTTTGCGCATACTGTCTTATTTGATACAATCATGAAACAATTTGGTTGGTGGTTCTCATTTATTCATTACGAAGCAGAACGTCTGGGCGCTGCAGGCGACGATCGCGGTCGTCATGAATTTGATAACGATATTTGGAACCAATATTCTAGACATAGCGTAGACTATACACGCTTAAGAGGCTAAATTCAATATGTCAATTAGAAATCTAAGAAAAACAATACGTGCAGTTATAAAAGAAGCTTTTGATAATCCTCCGCTTAAAACAAAAGTTTTATCAAAAGAAGAGCAAGAACTTGAAGATTTGCTTAATGCTCCCGCTGGCGGCGGAGAAGTTGAAGTGCTTCCAAAAGGTGGCGACCTTGGCACAAGACAAAAAAATGTAAATCTTCCTCCGGTAGCCCGGGGAGGTGTTACACTTGATCAATTTAAGGGTGCAACTCCCGAGAGTATATTAAATGCATTAGACAGCTCTGACGTAGATGATGATTTTGATTTTGATCAAGCGTTCGATGATGCGCTTGCAAATCGAACGAAACAAAAACACAAGGGTGTTGTGGGCAATGCTCCAGAAGATGAGCCAGGAATAGACCCGCCGCCAGAAACAAAACAAAAATACTTCCCTGTTCGTGATCTTGCAGGAAAAAAGAACAGAATACAAGTCAAAATAGCTGTTTCAAAAGTTTTGATGGAAGAGTTTGTTGCTCCTGCAATGAGTGTTGGAATGAGAATTTTGCCGCTTGTATGGGCAGAGCTTGGTAGACTTATGAAGAGCGATCCTCGAGCATTCATAAGCAATTTTCAAATTGCGCTTAATATGATTAGAGCAACTGAGGACGGCTGGTTTGCAAATTTGCTTGGATTAACGCCACAAGTAAATTATGCGCAAGCGCAACAAGAAAATGCGCCAATGGCAGAAAGAATTCGCGATGTGCTTTCTAAGTATTACGACGCAGTTTTAAAAGAAGCTGCAAGAAATTCCGAAAATCTTGTTACTTTACTTATGGAAATTGAAAATACGTCACAAAGTCGCGAAGTTTTCGAACAAGGATTCTTCGATGCACTCAGCGAAACGCGCGATGTAGAAGATCAAGCATTTGGCCAATTCTTGGGCGGACCTGCTAAATTAGGTATGAGACGTTAATTAAATAAATTTTCGTGGCACATTTATGTATTATTCCATTTAAATGTGCCGCGACGCGTTTCGTCTATATTGTCTGCTACTTCTATCACATCATAATTACTAGAATAAAGTTGCGTCGAACTTATAACACGATAGATTAAACTGTAGTCATACTTTGTTGATGTTTCTTGACAAAATTTTATAAACATCGCATTGATAAGTTTTAACGCAAAATCAAAATCATTTCTTAATTCGATTCTTGAAGTATGACGTGCATTTGCAAATATAAATGGATCAAGTTGCTCAATGACTTCTTTGATTTCATTTATGAATGCACGCTGTGCCAACATAAATTCAGAATGTTGACCAATGTCATCAATCATTAACGCTTCAGAAATGAATTCATGTAATGTGCCTTTGTTTTGCAAATAATCAATAATGCGATCTGCAAACTTAATGTAAGTTGAATATGCAAATGATGCATTTTCATCATGAAATTCAACTGCATCACGAATTACACCTGCGACAAAATGAAGCATTCGCTTTTCTGGCGTCATTTCTGTGTAACCTTTGAATAGCTCATCTATATAGCGCCTATACAAATTTAAATCAACAACAGACGCTGCGATTTTTATTGCCCAAGCAGTCGATGTTTCGTCTTCTAGATAAGCATAAAATGCAGCGCTTAAAATCTCATCTTGCTCATTCGTTGTTGGATAATGTTCACACGACACATTTTCTTCTGCACCACATATTGGGCAGCATTCTCCGCTATTTTTCTGTATAGCTTCATTAATGATTTGTGTAATATTGTTATTAAATGCAGTTTTTAAATCTGCATCTTGATTATTCATGACAGCTACGACAACACGTGAAAAAATTGTCAAGAGTCGCAAATCTGTTATCCCGCATTGACGTAAAATGTTCCTTATGCGCGAAGCTACTTCAACTTTTTCTAAATGATTTCTATCTTTTAAAGCGCTAGAAATCTTATTCATGTAATATGCAATTACTTTGCAAACATAAAATATTTCATTTGCTTGTTCATGTGTAATTTTATTTTGTTGCAAATTTTCATATGGAATAATTTCTGCCAAAGATGAATAGCTTATGTATGTTACAAGCTCATCTACAAGATCATTATATTGTTGTTCTAATAAATTTTTATCATGAGATTCATTAAGATTCGTATCGTCCTTGATCTTCCAAGTATGTTTAATGATGTCGTGGTCATATCCCATTTGATAATATGACACTAAACCAGCAAAAACTGATGAATTTGCAATTCCGCAAAATCTAAAAAATATTCTCAAATTTGCATAATAAGACGATGTTTTAGAAGCCCAATAGTAACTCTCGATTGGTGGAAATAAATCAGGAGTTTTATCCACAGTATGTTCCCAAAATTCACGAGTCAATTTTGCAATCACTTTGATTGCAAAATCAAGCTCTTCTGCTTGCTTTCGTGTAATTTTAGTCGCATTATCAAATGATTTTAAATCAAGCTCTTCAACGAATTCTGTGAGCTCTTCAAAAATTGGATCGAAATATCGTTCAGATGCGCTTTCGATATATTTACTCATCTTTTACCTCAAAAAGTTCTGATTCTTCGAGTGATTTATAACTTTCTATTTTATTGATGAGATTCAAAAGCAAATCATAACTAAGACTTCTTTGATGCGTCGAATCACCTAAGAACTTTTTTTCTCTATAAACATATGCATTAATCATTCCTTTGATGCAACCGCCAGATGTTGCCAAGTCGGGATCTAACATATAAAGTAGAATATACGCGTCTTTTGCAAATGAATAAATTATTTTGCATATGATGTATAGTTTTGATGCATTTGCTCTTGAAATCTTAATTCTTTCATATCTTTCTTGGAATTCATCTACACCTTTTGTTATTTCGTGCATGAGAACATCAAGATCGCTGTCTTTCATAAATGCTACACATTCGTCTATTACATCATCATATTTATTGCGAAGCTCAGTGTAATCTACACTTTCATCAAGTTTTTGTGCTACTTGAACTTCAAAAATTGTCGTCTTGATATACTCTTTCGCAAAATCTTCATGTCCATTCCAACATTTATAAATAACTTCACAAATTTCTCGTCTATTTGCAATCGAATCAAGACAAGCAAGCGATGAATACGAAACATCCCAGAAATCACGGTGAGAATTTTTTGGTTCCAAGTTATACAAATCGTTATACAATTTTGAAAGAATCTTGCAAGTAACAAACAATTCACTAGCTTCGTCATTTGTAAGTTTGCGGCGCGTAATCTCGTATACTGTCCCATCATAAAGTTGTTTAATGATAGAATAATTTATAAATTCAGCAATCTCATGCGTAAGCTCTTCTGCATTAGTGTTTAACATTTCATTTGATTCATCTAATTTTTCTTTTCTACATCTGTCAAATAGATCAAATGAAAGATCGTGTTCGGCTTCTGTAATCCTTCCCTGATGTATCAAGTGAATGCAGTCAAGTATTTTTCTTAAATTCAAAATTTCCAAATTTTTAAGCGTATCATGCACACAAGCCCAGAAATACTTACCATTCATTCTTGTGAGTTCATTAAACGTTCGTTCTAGAATCTTACATGTAATCAATACTTCGTCTTGTTCTTGTTGCGTTAAAAAATCAGTATCTACACCGCATTCAATTGCATTCGAATATTCTCCGAAGTCTCTGATTATTGAGTTGTTAATAATAGTTTCTATTTCTGTTCTTATTTCTTCTTCGTCGCGAATATCATTTTCTACCGATTCTGTTAAAATGTTGACATCATCGACTTCAAACCAATCATTGAATGTTTTTTCTACAAATGGTTTTTTGTGCACTTCTTCTTTATGAAATGCATAAATTAGCAAAATAAACGGGTCTGTTGTTGCGTAACGTGTTCTACCAAAAAGTGCAGCTAGACCCCAACAATTGTTTAAAAACAGCTTTTTATCGAAAACACGTGAAGCAATTTTGCAAGTTATAAATAAATCATCTTTTTCGGCGCTTGTTACTTTGATTAATTTGTTAATGTCAAAATCATTATCGCCTATTTCGTTATCAATATCAATATCTACGCCTGCTCGCGTGTCTTCTCTTGACGCAATGACAGCTATGATTGAATCATTAATAAAATCCAATGCCTCTGCTGTCGTAAGCTGTTCTTTTTCATCGAGATCTTCTGACTCGTTTAGCATAGCATTCTCTATTACAAAGTAACAATCAAACGTATATTCCACTGCGCTTACTTTATTTTCTCTATCAACAAAACGCGTCTTGCCCAATTTTAATTCATCGTAAAAATCTACGATAAGATAATAAAAAGCTGATATCGAATAATTCTGTTCGATACCTGTAAGGTAGAATACAGACTCAACAAAGACAAATATAGAATTTCCATCATCAAGAAGAGATTTTTCTTCAAAAAACTCTTTTATAAGCGCTGCTATAATTTTGCATGTAACAAATAAATCTTCTTTTTCTGATGACGTAACGCGAAGTAAATCATCGTAATTTGCATCTTTATTTTTTTTCATAATGTCAAAAATGACTGAGTCGTTGATATACGCTGCGATTTCTTTTTTCGCTTCTAATGTACTTTCATACAAATGATTTTTGTTTGACAAAATCTCGCGAATCGCTTGTTGAAGATTTAGGCTCATTTAACTTTATCCGATAGATTAACAAAATCATCAAATTCTGTGTAATCTTTTCGCTTAACACCCATGACCATGTGTGCGAATGCAGCAGGCGTCTTAAAATTTGCGTCGATAAAAATCTGTATGAGTGCATTTATTTGTTCTAATCTGTCCCAATTGCTCTCTGCATCTTTAATTTCTTGCGCAAATACACTCAAGTATATACGTAGCTGTAATTTGTCTTCTTCTGTAAATTGTTCATAATCATTAAACATATCATCATATTTCGCTAAAAACTCGCGCGCGAAATTAGCAAAATATCCATTTGTTTCTACATCACTTACACGTTTATACATGTCGCTCAATGATTCGCGTATGTGTCTTAATGATTTTGATTTGATTGTGTTCATTCCTAAAGCCTCATGAATTGCGTCAGGATCTTGATTTGGAAAGCTATATGATGACTGCATATCATACCCATACATAATGTCGAGTGCAGTCTCATTTTCAATATCATAATAATATTTTGCACCGACAAGATTCCAAAAATTTTGGAATTTCAAATCTGGATCGACTAATCTAATTAGCTTTTCAAATCGTTTACAAGTTTCTTTGTTTGTTCCCGCCTTTTTATCTATGATTGTATGAACAACTTTCATTGCGAATTCGAACTCTTTCCATTCAAATTTAAATTCTTCGTCATTGTTATTTTGCAAAAGCTGCTGAATTTGATATAATTTGTCATTTTGATAATTTTCCATTGCATTTTTGACAATATCAATTTCATCTGCGTTAAAAGCAAGATAACCATCAGGTGCTCTTTTATTCAATTCATACGCTTCACAAATTATTTTACGAAGTTGATTCTTTGACAATAACATAACAATAAATATTCGCTAATCTCTTGTAAATGATCGATTCACAAATTATTATAACAATAGGGTGTTAAATGTCTAACGACTTCCAGTGGCTTGAAAATCGCCTTAAACAATATGAGAATGCGAAGCTAGAACAAAAGACAATTGTTTCTGATTATCTTAAGAATTCTGTGAACGTTATTCTTCAAACAAGCGATTGTGAATCTGCAAAATCGCTTGCGCTTACAATCATTCAAAAATATTCACAATTGTGGACTAGAATTGCAATTTAAATTTTGCACTAAATAATGCGTCGTTTATACTTTTTGATTGCATAAACGACTTCACAACATCGAAAAAGATAGAACAATTTGTCTGTATTGTATTTCTGATTTTGTCATTTAAAGACAATAAAATGTTTATATTGTCAATTGATTGTTCGATTCCAAGCAAATTCAAATATTGTTTGCATCCAAGTGTGAGTTCATTAATAAATTCTTTGTACTCACTGCTAAAAATGTCGAGCTTAAAAATTGGGATAAAACGATAATCATCAAAGCATTCTGCAACTGTCGCAGCAAATTCTATTTTTTCATTGTCAAGCATGACATTTGTGATGCTTGTATTTTCACGCAATTGTTGCTCTGATTCTGCGTCTCGTAATTGTTCAATTTCAATGACTATATCACATGTTGTCGCATGTCGTAAGTAACCAGGCATTACTCCAGCATGTGCCAAAAATTCACGAACAATCACATCAATAAGCACATGATCATAGTAGATGTATGAATGATTTAATGAATTCCAAATGAGCGAAGCAGCAACTTTAACAGATAAATTTTTTTCTTTTTGTAAATCTTCGTAATATTTTATTTCTTCATCTGATGCGATGAGTGTTGGATTATTATAACAATATGATTTGTATTTTTCAATTTCGATAATCGGCTCTATAACAAATGCGACGTCATCTGCAATTTCTTGCCGATCTTTGACAATATTTTTAATGTCTTCGCACGTGTAAAGCGGAGAGAGTTTTGCTTCATTTACTTTTTTTTTATGTTTTCTGCGTCTTTAAAAAAACTTGCAAAATGATGACCAGATTCGAATGTTTTTTGTATTATTTCGTCAAATGATATGCCTCGTGCATATGCGCCGAGCATGTCTGCAATAATTCTCGAGCTTGGATGATGTGATTCGTACAAGACATTATAGACAAAACTTTCTTTTTGTTTTGGATGAATATCCTCACCTTCCTTGCTAAGAAATGAATTCGCACCTTTGAGAGCAAATTCAAAATCTTCAAGCTTTTGTCTACTAATTTTTTTTGAATGTAGCGAATCAAAAAAACGCCGGTCAAAGGGCGCAAAAAGTTCGATAATCATCTCAGCTTGAATCGATTCACAAATTAAACGTCTTAGTTCTTTGCTTTCAATTAGCATTTAACACATCGTCATATAAATTAATTATCATCAACGTTGTAAACGCTTCTATTATAGTTATTATTCAAATAATGTTAGCTAAATACGAATCATCTGATGAACTGCGACGTGAAATTATTTCATTAGAAAATATACATTCACATTACAATTATGACGCAAAGTATAATTCAACTACAATAAGCACTCGTGAGCTTATTGAGCAGACTAATGCGAAAAATGCAATGTTAGAATTGATTATTGGCAAGCGAGCACAATTGCTTTGCATAAATCATGATGATAGTCCACAAATGATTGTTGATGATTGGAATTTTTATTTTGTGTTTCTTGAAAGACTTGTATTGCTTCGTGAACTTAATGAATGGCTTGGATTACATGGAAAAAAATGAACTTGAATTTGAAAATTGTATAAATAACTTAGAAAGCGTTATTTCAAAATCTCATGCTGCGCATGTTGTCAAATCTTGGCGACAACTTCAAAATGATTTTTGCAATACACTTGACTTGCCGCAAGTTGCGTTTGGTGAAGACACTAATGATACAAAGACAATTGTTCTATCGTGGAGCAATAAAAAATTCTATTGTGAAATAGAGATACACGATGACGGCTTAATGTCATCATTTATCCGCGACAGGCAAAATGACGTATATGCGGGTGATAATGCAGCAAATAATAAACTTAATGACAGTGTGATTGCGATGTTAAAACATCTGAATGATGAATTTATACGAGAAAAACTTAATACAAGTCATTGTCAATATATTGATAATCAATATCCCAGCTATTAAATTGTGAGATTAGAAATCCATAATACGCAACTCGACCAATCGCATTTATGTCTATTTTACCAGCAAGCAATTCTTCACGAATACGCTTAAACATTTGACGCTCAATAAATTTTTCACGCGCCGAAAAAAACATTGATGCTTTGTGCATATCTGAGATTTTCTTTATAAGCTCTATTGCAGTCTGTATGTGATGATCGTTTATTTGAACATTCATTTGAATCTCACATATTTTCCAAGTAATATATTGTTGTAGCTCTAAAACAAGCTTTTCTTCGATTGCTCGTGCTCTATCTATGCTGAATGTTTCGTGAAATATTTCTCCCAAAAAATACTGCGCTGATGATCTTGCTTTGAATTCTTGCAACAACAGCCCAACAATCATTTTGACGCTTGTATTGAATTCATTGTTACCAACTAACTCATGAATGCATGTTGTATCTTGTATTTTAAACATATCAGAAATATACACCAATATTTCTCTTATTCCACTACGTAGCTCTGCTTCTGCTTCTTGATCTGAAAAGAAACCTTCGCGAATAAGTTGCTTTATTAAAAAGTTATGAAATTGCATAATATGAATCGATGATTATCATGCTTAATACGTTATAATCAACATGAATATCATCTTCGCTCAATGATATGCGTATTAAACCACGCAATGCATCATCTGCTCGAATAAAATTCAAATTTGATTTTTTGAATGCTGCAATGATCTTTTTACAGCAGTCTATTTGTTCATAAATTTCATAGCCTTGCGAGTTAAGTATGTCAAGCTGCTTAATGCGCTTGATTGCTTCACTGCAATCAACGTGTTCTGTATCAATATTGTTTATTTTTGCATAAACTAACCAACAAATATAATCTTCGATCATTATTAAAATAGTACTTCCATGTATGACTGACTCATCATGACATATAACACTAGAAATTAGCTTTCGTGCAAGTGGATAACTTTGAAATTCGCCACAAATCATATTCGCAAGCATTCTTGCTGATAATCGAAATTCTTCATTTTTAACTGCATCAAATATATGAGAATTGTTATCAATTAAGATCTTTACCATTTCTGAAAGCACAACTTGTGCATCAGCAATAAACTCTTCTTCATAACCGACGTCTTGAAGCAATGCTTCACGTATCATGCTGCGCAATGTTTGTGTCGATGTCATGAGTAATCTTTTTCGCCTCGCGCCCTTAAAAGGTGTGTATATTCACGATCTAATACATCGATAACGTCCTCAGCTTGACTTGATTTTCCATTAAAAATTGATATTATAAAACCGTCATGCTCATATCGTCCAAAAGTATCTTCATGCGTATAGTCGAATTCACAATTTTCAAACATTTTTAATGCATTCTCTGCAATCATATTCATGTACATTATTTTGTTATGTTTTGGGCCTTGACCGTCTATGTATTTTGATAATAATTCAATTTGTGATATTAACTTCATAAAATTTTCATTACTTAAGTCTATTTTGTTAAGAATTTTGTAATTTTGCCAAAACAAGAAATCAATGAATGCATTGTCTTCATTTGAAAATGCATCTAGATTAATGTCATCAATTGTGCGCCATGCGTTTAAAAGCTTTTCTTTGTTATTTCGTATTAATGAAGATAACATTTTTACTGATAGTTGAAATTCTTCATCTACTTCAACATTTCTAAAATCATTTCCCTGCTCTTCGAATCTATCACGCAAATTCCAGATCAACGTGACAATGTCATCAACCTCTTCATTGCGAAGTACTTCTCTAATTATTTGACGAATCATACTGATAATTATCTTTTCGAAGTGATCTGTTCATTAAACACGATATCTGTTATGTCTTCATCATCAAGCTTATGTGTTACTGCAAATTGTCTAATTCCTGGGTAATGTGTGTCTTTAAGCAGCCTTGTTTTTCTCGGTGACGTGTATGTAAGAAAATATATACAATCTTGCGCATTTTTACGATCGTTTGAATTTTTCCAAAACAAAACAAACATATCATTTAATTTGTGTGCTGCAACTAGTATCTCTTGCATACATTCAATATACTCAAAACAGTATTGATGAAGTAGTTCATTTAACTCTTTGACTAATTCATCTGACATTTCGAATATTGAATCATTTTCTTTTATATTGAGCTTTTCTAATGAAAATATTGTACAAATCTCGGTGATTATTACAGACAATAAATTTCTTCCCATTTTAACGCGCATATTAGAAACAAAAAGAAAATGAGACACTTGATCAGGAGTATCAAAAATCTTTGAAAGCAATATACCTGTCATTTTAATCACAATTACTAGTTCTTCTTCGTTCTCACCTACGTCTTGTCTGTGTTCTGCGCCCCTACATAACAGACATATTTCATCTAGCAAATGTGTGATATCTTCTTTGTTTTCTTCAATTTTTTGTTCGCGTTCTTGCGCACGCAAACCTTCACGAATTAATTCACGGAGATGCCTTAAATTATATTCCACAGCTTTTCTCCAATTCACGTTTTAGTTTTATGTCTGAAAAGTCTGTTATCATACAGTGCATAATCATAATTCTATCGACATACACTGTTAAATCGAACTTGTCTGTTTTACACTCGTATACGATCCATCGCGCATACTCATCATTTCCTTTGAACACATCTTTGCACAATGCGCGCAGTTTCTTTAGATTAACAATAATGAGTTGAAGCGATGTTTCATTTGAAGCATTTCGTGCGCACATATATTCATAATCATTTATCATTTCGCTGATTGTTTTTCCAAGATAAATGATTTCTTTGAAACGTGGATCATCAATCTTCAAGTCTAATTTTGTAAAAATAAATTGAAAAATGACATCTTGGCTGAGATAAGGCCACGATCTAAAGCCTGCATGTTTATTAAACATTTCAACTGATTTTATAGAATCACATGTCATTGCTGCTAATGTTGCATATGTTTTTATCATAAACTCAAGTTCATCACTAATTTCATGTTTGAAAGATTTATACGACCAATCGTTTTTTATTTTGTGCTCATACAAAAATTGTAAAAGTTCTTTACCATAAAACAACAAGTCTTCTTCGTCTGTGCGCTTTGCAAGCTTCTCTTCTTCTGTTACTTCAAGCAAAAAATAACGAATTGTATTTTGTAAATTCATTTTAAACATTGCTAGTTAGTCCTAATAGTTGAATACACTTTTTCATCTTTAACGATGCTGCGAATTTCACTATCCTTTAACTCTCTGAATACGTCTATCGCGTAAGCAATGCAATGATATTTTGAAAATCGAAATACATTCTCTTCGCATGATTTTCCAATTGTATGATTTCGATCAAGAATCAAAGTAATATAATGTCTATTGTTGCCTGTTATTTCTTTTACAAATGCATGCAAAAATTTCAAATTATGAATAATCTTATTCATTGTTTGTTCATCATCATTTTCGCTAATATATTTGTCTATCAAATCATTGCACAACAAAATTTTTTGTCGAAGAATATTAATTTTTTCATTGTTAATGTTGCAAATTTTTAAGACAAAATAAAATGATAACATTCTTCCTATTTTCATAGCAAAGCTAGGTAAACAGTTTGTGTTGTTTACAAGCGGAACATACAACAAGTCACGAGCGCTTATTACATCATAATCACCTTGCGTCAAAAATCCAGCAATCATTTTCATAATAGTCGTAACAACAAAATTATTTGTATCAATATCCTCAGGAGTACGAATTTTTAAATCAATAATCTCATTAACAAGCATATTGATATCTTCATCAACATCAAGATTAAGATCACGAGTTTCATTTAGCGATTGACGAATGAATACTTTAATCACACGATCAGACATTAATCACAATCTTATGCTGCTAATTATTCCGTTTCTTTATTTGAACTGATTTATATATCGATCTAATTCAATAGTGTGACTTTTTAAAAATGACGTGATAATGTAGTGATAGACAAAATTATCAAATGCTTTTCCCATTTTTACAATGTCTGTAAATAGACAAAGTGATGAATAAATATTGTTCTTCGCTTCAAACACAATCGAATGCTTCTTTAAATTTACATCAAATGCGCTTATATTTCCATACATGCTGCTAAATTCTCTGCCGATTTTTTCATTTAATTCATAAATTATTTTTGCCAAGCTTCTTGCTCTTTCACCTGATGTATTGCTGTGGCTAAACTCGTCCCATGCATCATGCAACAAATATAACATTGAAGAAATGTTCGCAAAATGCTGACTGTGTAAACTGACATTGTGTTGTTTGTTAAATAAAATTGCTGCGATAACATCAATAACGTCGATAGAATTTTCTATATATTGTTCAACGTTATGCAACACAGAATCCACTGCGCTGTATCCTGTTGTATATGCGCGCCATGCACACATAAATTCTTCGTAGTCATTTTCATTTGCATCTGCATAAAGCACATTTAACAAATGTTTCAAGTCATTGTTTGTTGCTATGTCTTCATATGTGTTTGTTCTGCCTGTAGTAGAAACAAGAATCTGTTCAATGTCTTCACTAATTTCTTGACGTAATTCATTTGTATCACTAATTGCTTCTTTGATAAGATTGCGAAGTTTTCTAGAAGTGATTAGCATTCAAATTACTTTTGTGCCGCATATTGACTAAACATAATAGCTTTGTCAAGATCTGCCATTGCAGGTGTAATCATTTCTTCTGTGACCTCTTCAAATGTTAGTTCAGAAACAAGTGGCCAAACCCACGGTTGTGGAACACCGAATCTTGTCATTTTAAATATAAGGTATCTTGAAAATTCATCATGCTGCGCAATGAGATCGTTTAGTAAAATATTTTTTTGAATTCTTAAAGCGCCAGCAACTTGGCCTGCGCCCGCGCCTTTTTCAATTGATTTGAATAATCCCATTTTGCTATGAAATTCGTCGATTGACATTCCAGATACTTTGTTTACTCCTTCTTCTACGTCACCCATCCCAATAAATTTATAGAATGCTTCTAAGAAAGGCATATAAATCTGTTTTGAAACGGGCACGGCAGCAACACCCTGCTTTGTGATGCAAGGCATTTTGAATTCTGCTGGCAATTTTGATCGCCAATCATCAAAATCTGTGGGCTTTAATCTTGCGATTGGTGCACCCATATAGTCTTGACCCATAAGACCTGCTAAACTAAACAGTGGTTTACCAATTGTATCACTGCCTTCGCGAAGGCGAACAAATTCTTCACGTATAAGACGATGCAATTCTGATTTTGTAATTTTCATAGAACATGTGCTCTTTATACAATTAAATATGCTTGAGAAAAGAAAGTGTAAATTTTAGCAAGAAGCAGTATGATAAATACGAGGTTAAAAATGGAAAAAAGTTTGATTTCGAAATTCAAAGAAATGGCTGACGATGTTGTCAAAGAACTTGACAATTCTGATCTTGACGAAAACTTATTAAGAAAGATACAAGAATTGTTAGACTTTAACAAAAACAATCGTGACGAAATCATTCGTGAAATTCATTCATTAAATGTTTCTCGCAAAGAGAAAAATGAAAATGATTAAGAGCGCAGTTAAAGTTTTGAAAGACGAAGAACGACAAATAGTCGCGGGCGAAATTTATGAGGTGTGGCTTGAACACGAATGGGAAGCACCAAAACTATGCATGCCCATCATTAAAATTGCGACAAGTAATAACTTCCCAAACTGGGAAGTGTTTATTGATGAACGCATACACACGATATACGAAACACAAATCTTTACGCGTGGGAAATCAACGAGGCCACAAAAATTCGTATTTCCAAAAATACAAAGAGCAAACTCAGCATTATTTATTCATGATATTGTAAAAGTTCAACCGATGTCTATGCCAAAAAGTACTCTATTTTATTTAGACTACAAATATAACGACAAGAGTTAATCTTCGTCTGCGTCTAAATTAATGTCATCGATAAATCTTCGAACACGATATAATAACTCTGCATGATTTTCATTTGTGCTATAAAGAATTACTGTTTTGACAAAAAGAGGCACAATCTCAGCATTAGATGGCGAAAAATGACGCATATTGCTGCAATGATATGCAAATGAAGCATTTAGCAAGTCTGTATGATATATGTTTCCAAAGCGCTGGTGTATAATATCAATAATTTTCATAGAAATGTTGCAAATCTTTTTTGCTTGTTTGTGAGTTTCAAACTGTGACTTTAGCTCGCCAAACAATTTATTTAGTTTTTCAAACATTTGATTATCATTATCTGTGATATGTTCATTCGCTTCAAAAAATGCAGCAAGCAATGAATTATGTGAGACGTCATTAAACGGTTTGTCAAAAGACCATCTTTTGTTATTCCATTCAATAAATTTTATATAGTCACCCACATTTGCGAGTTTTCTTATCATCTTTAATGCAAGCATTCCAGATTCATTTATGTCACTAAACCGTACACATTCTTTCGTTTCATCTTCAAATTGATAAATCAATTCTGCAATATCATCATCGAGCATTTCATTGTTATCGTCGTGCGTGACTGCTTCACGAATCATTTGCCGAAGTTGTTGTGAAGTGATGTTCATGTTTATTATGTTGTTCTCTTATATCATGACGCGATTAAAATGACGAACATCTCGCGCAGCATCATGTGATGTCATTCTATAGACTACGCTTCTAACAAAATGTATAAATATGTCGCTTGAATAAGACACGCTCATTCTACCCATGCAGTCACGAAAGTCTTCATCGACATTATAAACACCCGCGGCGAGTTCATGTATCTTTTTTACAACACTTATGATTTCACTTTCATTTTTTTTGATGTATTCAAAGTCTTGTGTTTTGTAAAATTCGTATATTACTTCGAGCAGTTGCTCTATTTCTTTTATTCTTGCGTCATTGATATTTATGTGTCTGCATTTGTCGCTAATAATTGATTCTATTGCTTGACTCAAGCAAATAGCAGAATACGAAGATATGTTGCTTCCAGCAATCGCATCTTCAATGACACTTTTCACATCAATACGTCTATCGAATTCTGCAATAGCATCATAACTTGCATAAAGTGCATTTTCTAAAAAGATAAAATCAGGGTCAGCTAGCGTTTTATCCATTCTAGCATTGTTTTGCTTAAAAATTTCACACATTTGTTCAATGATTTCATGGACGCTAGCGTCCATTGATTCCTTAAGCAAGCGTCGCAATTTTGTGCTAGAAATAATCATATCATTGTTCTCTTAACACTGCGTCTAACAAACTTTTTAATTATGTCTACAATGCTTGGAATAATAAATTCATTGTAACCAGGATTAATAAACGTCGCAACAAACCCATCAGCAACGCCGTGTATTCGAGCGTTCAATAATGTTTTCACCTTCTCATTGCGTTGATATAAGCTCAAAATCTTCTGCAATTCTATGACATACAAATTATCATCTTGTTCAGCATCGCCTGGAGCAAAATCTTCATTGTCTTCGTCTTCTTTGTCAATTGCTTTTTTAAGCTCAATAATTGCTTCTTTCAATTGCAAAAAATTTGGGTCGGCAGCGTCATCAATATTATTTAAAGATTTGAAGCAAACCCACTTCATAACGCTAAAGAAAGAATCTTGCATGTAAGGATCAAGACTTTCATGATCTGCGATCATGTCGCGAATCATTTCACTGTCCCATCCCAAAAGTGTGATTAATTGTTTTGACGCAACAATAAACTCTTCATCAACATTTGCTCGAGAAAACGATACTCCGCATTCAAAAAAACGAGAAACAGCTTCATCAAACAATGATTGAATTACTTCACGATCTTCGCCAAAATCATCAATTGCTTCATAAATCAGACGTCGCAATTTTGTGCTAGAAATAATCATTTAAGTGCGATCTTCGTGGAAGCGCAAAAAATTATGAATTGATTTTTGCAAGTCAAATACGTATCCAGTTAATGAATAGAGCAGAGTTCTTTGAACAAACACTGGAATTGCTGCGTGTGTGTTGTAAGGATTGTAACAACGCAGGCTTTTGCAACGGAATGCAAGTGATGCGTAAGTGAAAGGAGAACCGTTTAAGCTGCTAATTCCATAAATTTCGCGGAGCAGCGCAATAATCGCCTCAGAGAGTTTTTCAATTTCCAATTCATCTTTTCGAAAAGCGAACTGGACAGATAGCTTTGATATCAACTTGTCAATTTGCTCAAATTTCATTTTGTCTTTGTCGCTTACACCACAGCGTTCATCAAGAAACATAGCACCAACAGAAAATTGTGCGATATCATTTATTGAAATTTTCCGCGTGAGATCTTGACGCAGAATCCAACTAAAATAGCGATCATCATCACCACTTCTTGCAAGTTTACGAATCATTTTCAGTATCAACATGCCTTCTTCGCTAATATCGTCAAACGTTGCGCAGTCTTTAGAAAGATTAGCAAACTCTTCAATTAAAAGAACAAGATCATCATCAAGCAAATCATTGCTTGCTGCTTCAGCAATCATCGATTTTAATTTGCGCGCAGATATCAACATAAAGCTAATTATCATTTCGCGCAATTTTCCCGGGAAGAAAAGTTGTGACTGTTCACTTTACGAAAAGTTTACGGGTGCAGATTTTTGCTTCATCGATATGTATACTTTTATAGAGTCAACAAATGAAACTATCAAAAAGCATGTTGATAGAAATGATTGATGATGAGTTAAAAGACGAATCACAAGATGATGAAGCAGAAACAATTGAATGGGCATTAGATCTATGCACAAACATCGATTCAATGCCGCAAGAAAGCCGCGCGCCACTTATGTGCAAAATCGCAGATCGCCTTACATTTCTTTTTGATGCAGATTCAAAAATGCCCACGTATGATCTTCATGCAAATCTCAGCGGATTTGGCTTTGATGAAGTGCTGACCGAAGATCAATTCGTTGAGCTTGCTGACATGATCTTATTGTCTGCGGGCGGTGACCCAGCGCATGGTGATTTTGCTGCTGCCATGCGTGATGAAGAATGGGGTGATGATGACGATGACTTCGATGATTTGTTTGATGACGAAGAAGACTAATTCACTTTATTGCATTCGATCTATCTGCGCTTGCTGATATAACTTCGAATTTTTTTCAACAAGTTGTTATCATTAATATGCCGCTTTCTATCGATTCAGCAATCAATCTTCTAAGGTTTGTGTTTGATATCAACATAGCATTAATTATCTTAATGCAAGTCAAAAGTTCGTCAACTTTCCCGGGAAGAAAAGTTTGAACAGCTGTTGTTTAGAAGAATCTCGTGCTGCATAAATGTCAGAAGTCGTTGAAAATTCCCGGGAAGCATGTTATTTGCTAGCTTAGACAACGCGACGCTTGTTGACATCGTTGATACGATGTCAGAAGTCGTTGAAAATTCCCGGGAAGCGCGCGGAGACTAGGGCGCACGCAGCCCCGCTTCAGACCCCCACTGAGCCTGTCCGGGTGGGCTCGGGGGAGACCCTACAGGGGGCGCCCCGCTGCCCTAGGGCCGCTCGCGTGTGAAGTGTGCAGCGTTGTTATAATGGGACAGGGCGGCGGCTACGTCAGCTGCAGCAGCAGACACGCATCATCTGCGTGACGCTTCGATTGTTCTCTGCGCTGCGCACCGGTTGTGGCAGCGTGCGCAACAGAAACTGCATGTTATAATCTATTTGGCAGCAGCGGAGCTGTCACTGTGCACGGGTTCACGATTCAGTTCGTGTGCCCTGTGCGCTGTTTGACGCACGACTGCGACATCAGCGTGCGTAGCAGCATAGACGCAGCACAGCTGCGCAATGGGAGGTCTGACGTGTCTATCGAGCAGCACTGCATCTCAGACGCTGAGCAGCGCAACGTGCCCCTACACTGCTTCACAGTCAAACGACAGCGTCTCAAGCGTGCGCTTCATGTCAAGCTGCATCAGCCCGCACCTCGCCGCGCTCGGAGTCGCAACGCGCAGCGTGTGCAGCACTTCACACTTCAGCCCGACAATGAGCGAGGCGACGTGTGTCTGCCGCGGACATTTGTGGAACGTCAAGTTCATGAGGAGCGTGAAGTGTCTGTCAAGTGCTTTCTCCTCAGCGTCAGCGTGAAGTGGGTGTCAAGTGCTTCATGTGAGCTTCAAGCGCGGCGAGCGTCAGCGCATTTTCGCAGCACAAAACTTCCCATCTCCATCGACGTGTGAACCAAAAACTCAAAGATATAATCTGGGTATAATCCAGAGGAATAATGGATTAAGAGGGGAATCCTCCCCGGGCGGGTCAAATCCCCGCCACCCTTATTCCCACCCTCCCGGGTGTCTAGCAACAATCGGCAACAAGTGCCGAACAAGTGGGAGAGATCATGTCCCGATTCGATATCAAGATCACCGCCCTCGACGTGACCGACGCCAAGAACAACAAGCAGTCCGCCTCCGGGACGTGCGACGGCAAGCCCTTCACGGCTTCCCCCTTCAACTGGGGCGGGCGTTGGCTGCTCAAGGTCCACGATGACACGCGTGCCCAGTTCGGCCAGGGGGAAAAGGTGGCGATCGGTGGGGCGTGCAAGAAGGCGCTCCGCGAGGCCGGCTACCCGTGCCCCGAGACGAAGAGCCACGGTGGGTCCACCAACACGGACAAGCCGGTCATCCTCGTCAACGGTCAGCCGATCGCCCCCGTCGTGCAGGTGGAGGAGCCGGTGGTGGAGGCGGCGGCGCCGCCCGAGGGTGCCACCGAGGAGGTGACCAACACCGCCGAGGAGGCCACGGGCGAGGTCGCCGAGGTGCAGCCCGCCACCGGGGAAGACGTGCCCGCGGAGACCGTGGAGGAACCCGTCGAGGTGCACGCCGAGACGGTGGTGGAAGAGCCCGAGGCGCCCGTGGCCGAGGAACCCGTGCAGGTCGAGAAGAAGAAGGGTCGCCGTAGCTAGGGACGGCGGGTGAATGGGCGGGGGAGGCGAAAGCCTCCCCCGTTCTGCTGTGCGCAAGGTGAGTGTTGGGTCTCAAGTGACCCTTCAGCAGCTTGCGCACAGCAGAACGGATTTGAACATCTGCGCGCTCTGACGTGCGTGCTGCTGCGTCAGCGCTCTGACGTCGTCGAACTGACGTGTGGGCAGGGCAACGCAGAGCTGTGAAGTCGAGTCTGTCGCGTGCGCGACGCGATGTTCAATTGCGCGTGAGCTTCCCGTCCGCGTGTCTTGAAACGTTGAGACATCAGTCTTCACTGCGACACGCGAGCGTCTGATGTAGAAGTTGTTAGGAAGTCGCATTTTTCTGCAACGAGCAGAGTGTGCAGTGCTGTGTGAGAAGCCCGAGGCTCAAGTGAACAAAAAGCGCGGCAACTTATCTCTAAGCTCCCACGCCCTTTGCTGTCGTGCAGATCTTCAGTTCTGTGCAACGCCCACGTTGACCGTCAAGTGAGGATCGCCCACCATCACTTGCGCTTCCCCTGCCCATGCGACAGTGTGACCACACTGCGGGCACTTGAGGCAGTTGTTCGACAGTGCTGCACCAACGGGCCACATGCATTGCCCAAGCTGCGGCTTTGCATTCGAATTGCCCAAGACGGGCATCATTGCGAGACCCAACTGCATCTCAACGTGGCACTTCGTGCACTTCATCGAAGTCATCCTCTTGCGCAACACGAATTGTGCTGCTGTGGCGACATTATATGATCCCGCGCATTTCACGCACGTGATGTTGTTGGGTGTGAAGTTCGGGCGTCAAGTGGGCTTCAAGCGCTTCTCACGCAGGGTCGCTGCAAATGTATCTGAATTGCATGTTCCCAGTCGAGCTGATTGGAATTGTGTAATTGGGCCAAATGCTGATGTCGCTGTTGTCAGTAAACCATAATGTGAATACAAACACACACATTTTCGTGTTGATAGCATTGACATATGCAATTGTGTTGAATCCGTTGTTGGGTCCCGGTCCAAAACGAATTTGCAACATCATCCCGCATTGTATGTCAGCAGATTTTATCTGTTGAAGTTCTGTTGAATCGTGCATGATTGCCATATGTTACTGTGGATTTGTTGTCAAAGTTTCACATAAGTTATGCAGATTCATTCTGTGTATATTCATGTTCATCATCATCAATGCTACACAATTTTTTGATCGATTCGCAACGGCGTAATTCATTCGCATAGATTTTGTAGCCATTATACGGTATTTTGTCTGCGGCATACAAGTTCAACATGACAAGCTTGCCGCCGGCGCTGAGCGTTGGATCAACGTATTCATTCGTCAGCACGAATCCTGTCCATGTCGCGCCCCCAGGCCAAAATTTAATCAGATAGAGATCACCCGCCGAGAATTCAGTTTGCTGTGCTTCTGCTAGATTTGACATGTCATTCTCTGACAGCGTCTGAAATGAGGTCGTATATTTCAAGAATACGATCGCAAGGCAAATTACAACGCATTGGCGCAGACCCAACATCAGCGATAAAATTGCCCTGGGCGAAGGCGTCATTCAATGACAAAACATGAAATAGTCGCGCGGCGTCGTAGAAAATTCTAAATTCTACTTTCAATCTCCAAATTTGTCCGCATGCGACAGCCATTTTCATGTGTCTTCTTCGATATTGAATGCGATTGACGAGAGCAAATCTAAGCTGTAGTGTTCAATCGTAAAGCCTCGCCAATCATATCGCATGACACATGCTGAATGTTGCCACACAACGATGACAATGTATTTGATTCTGTGCTCTGTCGAATTGATTAACAACTGACCCGCTACGATGGGTTTGAGCGGTTTCATAGTTCTTCTGTGCAAATAGAATCAAGAACGCTGTAGAACTGCTCGTGTTGCGTGACTGCAGCACCGTCACCCTTCCTACTGCGATACGGTTGACAATCAAAACGTAGAATGACTGCGCTGTCGTGTTTGATTTGTGCAATGACGTAATAGATGTGCGGTGACCGAATGCGCCACATCTGATTCTGCTGATAGCGTCGTTGCGAATTCATACGATTATCTCTGTCGCAAGATCACGAATTTCATAAACACTTCGTGTCACAATACAAAATGCGCCCGGTCCCATTGAATACGATCCGTATCGCGCAATTGTGACTGTATTACTGTTAACGATGTCTAAAATCAGATAGAGAATTGTCCCGCTTTTTGTTTGTGCGTTGATGCGCCACAGTTGACCCTTCTCAATTTTCATCTTTGTGCTTGTCATTATGTGTTCCCTGAAATGAGCGTCCCGCGCATTTGATCAACGTCATAACGATAGCGCCACTCGACAGTCATTCTCTGCGAGCACCATCTGACAATTGTAACAATTCGTTCGTCAACTGTGAGAATGTGATAGTAAATCTCTACATCATATATCATCTTCCACAGCTGCCCAGGTTCAATTGTGTGAGGACTTATATACTTTGCGCGCTGCTCTGAGTCAATCATTTTTAACGCTTTCACATCAAACCTCAAAACCGTTTCAAAAAGTTCAAAAAGTGTGACGAAAGTTAACTTCATCAAAAATGATTAACTCTGCGCGCTGCTGGGAGTCAAATATTTTTTATCTTCTGCCCACAAAGCTCACTTCTGTTTAAAAAATGTTCAAAAATGTGATGAAAGTGAGCTTTGAGCTGAGATCATATACTTTTTGCGCTACTGCGAGTCAAATGCTGCTTTATGATGCGAAATCATGTACTCGTAGACCCAAGTCTGGGTATGTGTGACAATTTTTTTGCTGTCACACGCACTCACGACTCCGTCGGGCAGATGATAGAAAAAAGTTACCCATCTAGAGCTACGGAGACCACACTGCTCGCCTGTACTCAAGATCACACCGGGATACTGTATGCTGCTCGTGGGTGTATCATCATAACGCATAATCAACAAGTCGCCCGGCTCAAATTGATCGTTCATTATTCGCCCATTTGAATGGTAACATGTGAATGCGATTGCGCTCGCAGAGCTCAGACGTTTGTATCGATTGTCGGTTGCGCAGACGTCATTGTGGCCTTGACACGAATCCGTCCCATCGTTCATTGATTGTCTTCATTTGCCATGTGTCTTCATGCTGCACACCGTCCCATACGAATTGAAAATCGACTGCAATGTGATCGACGCGTCTGATTGCCACAGTGCAGATTCCTGTGACGAGCATAATGGGCCTGAAATCGAATGCAGCGTCGATCTGAATAAGATCGCCTTGTTGAATATTGTGTATATTCAAATTATTCAATGATGTATCATTCGTCATTGTGATGTGACTCGTCATGTGTCTGAAGGATTTCTATGTGACACGTTGTGGAAAGAAATGCGTCGATCGGGCCGACTTGCTGTTCTGCATACTCATTGACTGACGACATGACAGTGATAGTTTTGTTATCTGAAGTTACATTTAATACAAGATAGAAATATCTGCGTGCATGTGAACCCGTAAGAACAATGACGTCTGTCGCTTTGACATTGTGTAATTCGGAATTGGTCATTTGACAAGTCGAGGCAGTTGAAAGTTGACGCGTCGGACGACTTCGGGGTCCCCCGCCCCACCAGATTTTACCTGCGTCCTCTGCATGAGCCGCAGAAACAGTCTGTCACATGTCATCATATGAACACTTTTGACATTTCATTGTCATTTCGTTTGTAAAGTCTTCCACAAGCTGCGAGTCATACATCACATTGAGCATCACATTGAACGTTTCATGCATTGAGTTTGACAATTTCGACAAGATTCATTAGAAGAGAATGCTCAGACCATTCATTAGCGTAATATTCCCTAGGTGACAGCGATGATTTGTTGTGGCTCACGAGTGAATTCGAGAAGCTCGTTGAGCTGCTCTTCGGTCTTCGCGCAAGCTAGAAGCTTGTAGCCGTACGTCTTCACTGCGTGTTCTTCGATGTAATATGTGTCGTTGGTGACGAAGGTGGAGACGTGGGTGGTGGTTGGGCTCGTTTGATGAACACGCTGAATCAGCATGTAGGGTGTCTTGTCTAGCAACTTTGCACGAACGATCTTCGATGCTTTTGCGGTTGCTGCCGCAAGTTTTGCAGTCATTTCTTTCTGCCGAAGTTCCTTTGCCTGCGTGATGTGCATCGACTCGCAGAAGAGCCAACCTGCCATCCAGTCAGCGGCTGCGTGGCAGATGTGATCGACGGAGGTCGTGTAGCTGCGTAGACCCTTGTCGGCCACCATGACCCAGGTATCGGGTTGATTGTAACTGCTGAATCCCAGGGCGGTGATTTCTTCTTTGGTCCCTGGGAGTTTGAAGAGCTGCAAGTGATGATGCTTCGCTGCTCGAATGACCAGCAGATGCTTCAGCTGCTGACGAATCACCACTTCATCCTGTGAGTAGCAGGTGTAGATGATGTCATGAGTCGTTCCGGAGATCGTGGACATATGAACCTCAGCGATTGATTTCATTGTTGTGCTGCACGATTTCATCAACGTTGAAAAAGCCCACGACTTCTTCACCACTCTCGAGTTCGAGATGACACCAAAGCCATGTTTGTGAAGACATGTTGTCGCAACGACGAATCGTCTTTACACGTTCTTTCCGATTTCGGTAAGTGACGACGATCATTGAGACTTGTCCGCCACGTTGAGGCTTTGGTGTTGCGTGATTTTCCACGCATCTTTATTATACACAGCGCGAAGTTCGCGCACGTTACGCTGTCATTCAGCACTGTGAATTGTGATCATTCGATTGTTCTGCTCAGATATTGCGAAGACGCGATTCGCTGTGCTCAATCATTGCATTGTGCCATTTCTCAGCGATTTGCTCACACTTTTCTCGTGCTTCACAATACTTCTTGTATGCTACGGCAAAAGCGACATTGTCATCGCCATGAGTTGATTCCATCTGCGACCATGCTGCTTTCCGAGCTTCAGCAGCACTTCTCGCACTTTCACGAAGTGCATTGACATGCTCGATGTTATTGAACTGCGACATCATTCCTCCCTTTGCGCTTTACACATTGAAGAATCTGCGTGAACGATTTCAACAATTGTCGAAACAATATATTCCACTGTATACGAATTGTACCACGAACTGCCGTTCTGCATGGACATTACAGTTATAATGTCATGTTCGTGAATTGTCATGACGACGTCAAAGAGCGTGTTCTTTGAATATGAAGGGCGTCGAATCAGCAAGTCATATCTGTTGATAGATACTGATTTCAATTTCATTTATGAAACTCGTCTATGTGAATGATTTCAATGACAGTTTCTACAAGGTACTCGTGACTATAATCTTCAACGCAAGTGTAGCTGTGACGGTTATGCAACAATCGAACATCACGATAAACATTGTCGATTTCTACGACAATATCTTTCATTAATGGACCGTCCGGGCGTTGCCTTCGTATCAGGAGGTCGCCGATTTGGAACTTCACTTTAGTAGCCAAAGATCTTTCGCAATTGACCGATAGAACAATTTTTGTCATGTCCGTGATTCGTAGCACCCCCACAGCATGCATACTCGTCGAATATATGCCCGGGCGCGTCAACTGTAAGCGAAGGCATATCAGCAACAAGTTCTTCGATCTTGCACAAAAGCTCAATTCGCTCACTTTCCGTGAGTTGGTCGATCTTTACATTGTCAAATTTTGTGTTCATTTTTTGTTTTCTCCGTTTGCCTTTGTCGACATTTGCTTATCTTGTAGTCAAAGAACTCGTTGATTGTTTCGTAATAGAGCCAGCATGGCGCTTGTAGTTCAAAGTCAAAAGCTTCAACAGAATCATTTGTCGTTGCCAAAATCAAAATAAAATAGCGAAATTTTTCTTTGCCATGCATTTCACACAAACAAACAAGCTCACCAACGCTGACGTTGTGTTTGTTCAGCGCTTGTTTCATACAATCAATCTTGCACGAATTGCAACAGCTTACGATTCAGTCAACAGAACGTAGCATGCATCTGCGGGTTCTGACCCCATACCAGTTCTGTAGAATGCATTCAACGCATCATATGCAGACCGCCACGGGCCTGCATGATTTTCAGGATGATCCCACCATTCGACGCGCACGAACGTGTCTTGGAAGTAGAAGCTGTACATGTCGTTGTTGTTCATTTTTGTCTACATCCCCGCAGTTGTGCGCTTAATCATGATTTCGATTGCGACGACACATGCGTCTTCAGGACAAGATGTGCAGGTGTTTTTGTATTCTTGCTTCATCACATTCAGCGCATCATTTGCTGCGTCAGACGTGGCGTAATAGTCGATGATGCCGTCAACATCATCTTTGACAGACCATTCGTGGACTCGATAGTCGCCGTCGTAGTCTGACATTGACCCAGCGTGATAGAAGCCTTTGCTTTGCGAGAAGATTGCGAATGCATTGAACTTCATATTGATGCCTCACTCAAAGCTTGCGGGATTGAGATTGATTTCTACTTGAAGCTTGGGAAACCAGCACCTGACAAGAAGACTGTCGTCTGTTTTCCCGACAACATATACAGTTTCACCGCGAATCAATGCAAAGTGATGATCTTTACAGATACGCAAGACATGCTGCCTCGGATGATTGCTGATGCGCATGACTGCCCACTTGACAATCTGTGCTGCGATTTGATTGATGAGCTGTTTCATTGCGATCTCTCTGCGACTAGAAAGTGTAGATTGCGACGCAGCCCATTTCTTCATCACTCGGCTCATCCTGAACGAAGGAGTCTTCACCCACTTCGATTTCAAGAATCTTGCCTAAGACTGCATTCACAACACCCGACTCTTCACGCCCATCAGCATCAAGCGTGATGACTTCATAGTCGGGCGGAAACGTCTTCAGCTTTTCGATGAGGTCTTTGACAGTCATTGTTCGAAATACCTTTTCTGTAATACGATTATACAACGCGAATTAATTTGCGCACGCAGTAAATGATAAGCAATCTACGTTTGTTCAAAGCTTTTCAACAAAGCCATTTTTGATGTAGTTATGACTCCACACACACTGACACCATTGTTCTAATGCTTTGTTATATTCGAGTGTATTGACTCTTGATTCTATGCGAATAATTTTCGCAATGCGAACAATACCCGATGAGTATCGCAAGAGAATCACATCATCAACCGCGGGTTCATATGCTGAATTCATGTCGCTTCAAAATATTCAATGGTTTGTCTGATCACATATGATTCTGAATATGTGGAAATGATGAAGTTAATTTTGTTATGTCTGTTTTCACATTCATACATCTTTACATACGTGAAACCATCGAGTAGCACATGTTCAATGTAAATTGCAAATCTACTCCCATTACCAGATACCCATCGTAGATGGAGCAATGTGCCCGGTTTAAACATTTCAGCGCCGCCGTATGAAATCTGTGCTACTTGAACGATTTGATCTTTCTTCATTGCGGCATCTTATTTGACGTGTATTTTACAAAGTATTGTAAATATAGCATTACGATCGATGACATGATCAACGTGTCCTTGTGTGTCATACCTCATCGCCTCCGCAGTTTCTTCGTTCATTGCGATAATCAAATAGTAAATTCCACCGAGACCAAGCTCATATAGCTCCCCCACTTCCACGTTAGTCATCCTCATCTGGGTGAACAATTTCAACAACGCGCGCAGTAATGTAGTCGACATCATGCATATCGACAATCCAATTATCATTTTTTATATAAGCAACTTCCAGCAATTCATATTCATTCCGCACGCTTAACACGATGTCAATGTATACATTTTGTGATTTCAAATCGATTCTACGAAGAATCAAATCACTTTGTTTGAAAATCATTTACAACCTGCACAATATTATCGACATCATCATAACGCAAAAAACCGTTTCTCCAAGAAGTCGGGAGAAAGTCATGCATCATGTTTGATACGTGAATATAAATCGATCCATTTAGATACATCACATCTTCAACTCTTGCTGTATAAACAAAATTATCGACTGAGATTAGCAAGTCAGAATTCGGCTGAATTTTCAGTGCACCTATTCTTGCAAGCTTCATTCGTGTGTCATTACATTTCACGATGAGATGGTGGACAAAGACAAAAACAAAAAATAGCGTAATAATCACATGAAAAGCTGCAGTAATAATCAACCCGATATCGTCAGGAAGACGGCGCGTTGAAGCATAAATAAGCACTGTTGCAAAAGACAAGCACACCTGAATGACGAGATGTGCCATGAAATCGTCTACGCCTGCATGTTCTTGAATCAGCATGCTAAGCGTGGGATTAGTATTATTCTTGATCATTTGTGAAGTTATGCTTTCCACTGACCCGCGGGAAAAACATCGTCCTCAGTTCCCCCGCTATGAATCGAGTATTCTGCGGGCGATGCATGACCATTCGGACACGTCGTCATCCCATACGATTCAGAAAATCCGCTGTGGAGATTAATTTGTTCACCGACAAGAGAATTTTCGACATCAGGCGGAATTTCCACCTTGAAGTCGATGTAGCATTTACGACATTCACACAGCACCCAGACATTCATGTCACACCCACATTGCGATTGACGCAGTAATGATTGCGAATGTTACTGAAACAGTGAACGACGAGATTAGCAGCTTTTCCCTGTTTCCAGAGAAGCTGAATTGCTTTGAAAGCAGCCGCTTGAAGATTTCGATGATGTCACTGATTGCAAGAAAGATTGCAATGATTGACAACACGCAACTACATCCGCCAAGATACACACGACTCAGCAGTTCAGAATTTTCGATTGTCATTCCGCACAGCAAAAGATTGACGACGTAAGACAAGAAAAACAGCGCTGCAAGGATAGGCAACGTCGTGGTGCTAAGCTCTTCCCAAGCAGACCACGTAATAACACCAACGAGAAATGCGATGAAGAAACAGATTGCAGTAATCATTGTGTGATTTCCTACACTTGATGAGATGTTTGTTCTACACCCAATTGATCCACGTTTCATTTTCAGCTTCGTCGGCGCGCTTATAATCGATCGTCTCTTCGAATTCATCACACCACTCACGCTGTGCTACGAAGTCATCATAATCATCGTCTTCGTAAAACTCGCCCAGCGAATTGTCTTTGTGCTTGCGGCGCCACGACCGCTCGCAGTACATCTCATCGAGGCGGCGAGTCTCGACAATCTGCTCAATTTCTTCGATTTCCATGTCGACGACCTGCTCATCGATTACAGCTTCGTCATAGCGACGAGACGCAGTATTCTGGAGACCACGAACGATCATCTTCGCACCGGACATGAGTCCTTTGCGAGAAACGCGGAGGATCTTCGGAAGATTCGCACCCATTTTTCGAATTCCTTTAAGACAAAAACATTATAATATATGCATGCAATCACACACGTGCTGATACTATGATGTCGAGCGCACGCGAAATGTGTTCTTTTTCCCAATAAGAAGAAAACATGCACTGTGCTGTGTAATAGATGTCAAAATAATCAATTATTTCATCACATCGAGGATTTTCAGCTTTAAACTCATTGATAATGAGTACAATATTGCCAGTTTGTCTAAATCTGCAAAGATCGCCCACACATATGTCTCGATCATCTCGCATTTAATTAGACTCCTGATAAACTTCCCATTCATCTGATATTGCGAAATATCTACTCGTATCTTTCTTGCCTAAATAGACGACGTAGATATCAATTAAATATGTCGTGTATACAAAGCCGTGATCATCATGCTTTGTTCCTTTCGGAATAGTACCGCAATAAAATGCAATTACATCGCACCACTTTCCATCAACGAAAGCGTGACTATGTTTCTTTCGAATGAGATCACCGAGCTTCACTAATCACATCAAACGATTCATATAACATCATCTTTATGTTTGCTTTTTGATGCACAAAGTCATCAGCTTCAAACTTATTCAAGAATAAAAATCTCCCGCGGCCAGTCATTACATTTCCGTCGCGATCTTTTATTCCGTAAGGATGTGTTGTTTTATCCCAGTCAATGCTTACAAGAATCGCATAATCACCTGCAAAAACATTGTGCGGCACCCATTTCGCCGTGCTCAGTACTCTAACAAGCGTTCCAATTTTCATATAAATACAACATCTGCTTGTGTGATTCTGACGTGTTTTAATTTGTTGTTAATAAGCAAATATGCGATGACATTACTTTCATATCCTGTTGACCATGTTTCAGCTTCTGAGGCAAGTGATGCATTTTCATACTTATCGTATTCTACAACATCAATCAAAAGCGCAAAACGAGACATTTCATTGTCATACCCGCCACCGCCAAACCACCATATTTTGTTTGTAATGCAAATAACGTCGCCTTTTCGCTGTTTGAGCTTATTAAAGAATGATTTAGCCATCAAACGCTCTGTAAATAGCGAAAGATGTATTGTATAACTTTTACCATCTTGGAAGACTGTTCTTCGATTCTTTGTATATGTTCGACCTACGATCAATGCAAAACCGCGGCAAGCTGCATTGTCTATTACCTTGACAAGACATCCTTCGTTCATGTTAATGCATGAGAATGTTGTTCAATGTAACTTTTTAACCAAAATTGTGAAACGCCAGTGTCACCCATATAAACATCGACTGATTCTACTCCGCCTTCTTGATTGGGCGTCCTGTAAATATTTACAATTATGAAAACGTCGCCGACATCGCTAGATAGAAGTCCTGATGTTGCAATTCTTAATTCACCCACTTCCATCAGTCATTTCCACAAAGGCATACTCGCTGATCGTCAGCTGTCTCTGCCCAAACGTATGGGTAACATTTCTTTGCGCAAGCAGCTTGTCGTTCTTCAATCTTCTTCTGAACTTCGTTTATTTCATACAAAAATGTAACTACGCACACAATGCATCCAATTACAATAATTGTAACAATATGATCAACGAGAGCGCCCATCATTCTGTCAAACATGTATTGTTCCTCAGTCTGGGTTATTTTGTGTCAGATTACAAACAAGAAGTGCATCAAATTCATTCTTTGATCTTGCTGACGATCTGACTGCAAATATTTTTCCAGGCATGAAAATGTTGTATACAATCTCGTCACATGAAATTTTTGTGATGATTGCACAAAATGGATATTTGTCTGCCCTTCCCTGCAAGATGACACAATCATTTACATTTAACATATTTTCACAAGCGAATAGAAGTATATGTATCCCACTTGGGATTTATTCATGACTTTTATGCTAGGTATGGCGAGGCGGTCCACGGAGATACTGATGACGTTAGCATCTATAACAATCGCGACTTCTTTACGATCAACTTTGTGAATTGCTTCGCCCATGACATTTCTCACCCACTCATATCTACATGGCACAACAATATCACAATTTTGAAAACGAATGTGTCCAGTCGTGTCAGAATCAACAAATCTTTGTCTGTATTCTTCGAAATCGTCGTCAGTCATTTTTCACCCGCCAAATGACGTTCGACGATTTCGCAACAAAGACTATTGATTGCGTTTCTATCAGGTGAATGCGGAATTGCGTATTTCCCGTTGTTGTAATTCAATGTCAACTTTTGATCTTGCGCTTTTGCCCAAGAAATTACATCTTCGTATTTCCATGCGCCTTGACGAATTTGAATCAATTCATTGGCGTCAATGTTGCCACGATAAACATTCACAGCACCGCTGTCCATTATTTCATGTGACATTCGCATCAATCTAACAAGATGCGCAGCATACTTTGTGTCGTATCCGTATTTTTCAGTTAGATCTTGACGATTTTTTCCTCTGCTTGTTTTGAACGTATTGCTTTTGTCATTTTCAAGACGACGCATTTGTGCGATTGCGTATCCCGAAAACGAATGCTTCGCTCTTGCAGAGACAAAAAGCTGCCTATTGTTTCGTAGCAATTTTCCCAAAGGTGTCATCAGTCTGACGTCTTCGTCGCGACAGAATAGCACATCAAGAATGTTTGGATTGCATTCTGTCGCGAGCTTGATGAACTTTCTTACTTCATAAACAACGCCTTCAAGCTTTGAGCCTGCTGCAACATTTGTTTCTTCTTCATTCAACAAATCACGAAAACACTCGAGGTGCTGCTGAGAATCTGTTTGTTCAAATGTATTCAATGCGCCATGATAATAGCGTGCAGGCGGAATACAAATTCCTTTTGTATCAACATCAGATTCTTTTGTATGTATTCCATAACATCTACTGCCGCCAATTGTCCAAAGAATCGTGTGATGTTTAAGGTCAAAGTCTAAACCGCTATTTTCCATTACTTCTCACCGTATTGAATAAGATGACGATACGCAATCGAATATCGTGCAAGCCTGTCGAAATCCTTTTGACGAAGTCCCTTGAGCCTCGTGATGTCGCTGTTGTCGCGAAGATCCTCGAGCTTGACACGAACAGCATCGGGATTACTTTGAATCTTCTTGATGTAGTCCATATAGTCGACAGCAGGATCGTGAGTCAGCAACTCCAATGCCTTGAGAACGCGATAAGGTGCGCCGAGCGACGAGAGAGATTCGATCGTCACTTTCCCAGCAGAGTCTTCGATCGAATCGTGGAGAACAGCGATCGACATCAACTCTTCATCAGGCGTACGAAGACGATACATGATTCGAAGTGGATGCAAGATATATGCGTGCCCACCTTTGTCGAGCTGACCTTCGTGAGCGATTGTTGCTTGCTGAACGGCTGAATTGAGGAATGACATCATTTTTGCTCCAGCTTGGTCAATTGTTTTTCGCATGCAGCGATCAAAGTTTTTCTGGGCTTCAACGTTCGATGATTTTCGATTCGAATCACTTCATCAAGAAATTCTGCGTCATTATCTACTTTGATGAACCAAACAATCGATTTGACATCTTTGCCCAGTTGATTAAAAAGAGCTGCTGCGCGCTTTTTGTTGTCTTTCATTTGCTTGTTGAATTTATGAAACAACGGATCGGCGTCTTGAATATGATATCGAAAATCGTCACCGCATTCAATGCCCCTCGTCGGGCCAGGATTCGCTTCGGCAATGTGATTATCTGCACGCTCTTCTTCTGAAAGATGCGTTGCATTTGAAAGGTCATAGTTAAACGAGACAAACTCGTCTTTGCTCCACGCGCCACATTCTACACCTTCACTCACATCATATTCTTTTCTGTGTCCCATTTTTGGGCACAAATCACCGAATTGAATCAAGACGTTTTTGCCATTTCGTTCGATAATCTGGTAGTGAAAGAATGAATTGATAAAGAGCTTCTGCATATGAAACCTTTGTTACAAACATTTTAACACATTTTATTGGCTACACACGTGATACGAGTTCAATTTGAACACGATATAATCTATTATCGAACGCCCCGAGATGTGGGCTTAAATGTGCAGATCACCACACGATTGCACGAAAAACTCGATGACTTCTCTTCAGCTGCTAACTCAGGAATATAAATAGCAAGATGCTTACTTGCACTTCCGACGTATTGAACAATAATAAGATTGTAGTCTTGAAGATCACGAATTAACATACAACACGTTCAATAATCATACTTTCAAGTGTTTCATTCCAAACGTCTACTTCAAACGTTTCTTTTGGATGATAGTAAATACAATGCACTTTTTGCAAGTTGAATCTGTGATTGTCGATATCATAAATTAGTGCGATTACGTTTTCATCATAAAAAGCAGGATCATTGACAATGAACAATTGCCCAAGCTCAAATTGCACAAGTTTTATTTCTTTGTTATTTTTGCGAAATTTCATCGATCACCACAAATGTGTCTTTATACCATTTTGATCCAACAAGTGACCAAACCCAGCGCTGGGTGCCATCAGGGAAAACAAGCGATGTTCTTACGGGAAATTCATCATTAGTTGACATGAAATCGAAGTCTAACACAACTGGTGTAAATCCTTCCAATGTTTGTGTTGTCGGGTATATCCACGCTATTCTTCTTGACGCATCAAATGTAAACAATTTCGTTATCAACATAAACATTTCGTGAAAACAAAAGTATCCGACAGTAAGAAAAGTAGCAAATGAAATGAACATTGCGATTGCTGTACTGTTGCAGATATCATCGTTAAATGCATTTTGAAAAATGACTACGTTCATATATGCAAGTGTGCCATGCATAATTGTTCTCATTGCAGTTGAAAATGCTACTTCGCGATCAATTTTTGTCATTTTTCTTTGACGTTTATCAATCGCAGTAATCAATGCAAACCCGCCTGTCTCAATCCATCGACCACATTCCCAATCGAAAATGGGAGAGTTTATACGAACAACTTTCCCAACAAGCTTCTCAATTCGTTTCTCAGCTTTCATCAGAAACCAACAAGATTTTTGAGCAGCGAAGATGCCCTATTACATGATTTACAAGAATCCCGTCCTGAAAGAAAACAAAATCGCCATTTTTGTGATCTGCCGAAATAACGATAGCATACTGCAGTGGATGTTTTTCCCATGACCAATAATGGAACATAATGACTTGATTAGGACGAAGAAGTTTCGCGTCGATGTTGTTGATTTGTTTCTTCGACTTTGCCATTATGAAGCCTCGAAGCTGTATTTCATGTCTTCACTGCCAGATGTTGAAATGCCACCGCTGACGCATCTTCTGAATGGTATGAAGCGGCACACCGTGGATGTTTCGAGCTGCGAGCTGTTCGTCGCTGCAACCGCCATCACCACAGTCGATGATAACGACACGATATTCATTTCGTTCTGCAGCGCTGAAATCGGGCAGAGCTTCCCAATCCATCGTGAATGTTCCTTCGACGGCGACATCTCGCTTGAGATTCATGACACGATTGACGTTGTCTTCACACTGCTTGTGCGCTTCTGCAAGCTTCGACGCATCAAAGTTGTACACACCCTGCGCGTTGAGAAAGAAATCGTCAGAAGCGAAGACTGCGATGTTCTGCTTCCGAAAGATGTCTGCTGTCGTGGACTTGCCGCTGCCAGGAAGTCCACGAATGATGTAGAGCGTGCCCATTTGATTATTCCGCTCCGTGGCAGTTTTCCCACCAGATGAATTCGTTTTCAAGCTTCGAGATGATTTCGAACGTCCTGTCAGTCAGGAGCTGCTCACAGGGAAGTCCCTTTTGCCAAGGCTTCTCAACATCTGCGATGTCTTTCATTGCAGCCAATCGCATCTTTGCAGCCTTGTCACCAAACGTTTCTGGAGCACCGCGGCGATCAGCGTCGAGACGAAAAATCATCTCGTCACGCCAACGATCGAGAGCATCTGCTTTGTTGATTCGCGTCCTGAGACCACCGTCTTCGAGAATCACTTCAACACACCCACCCATCTTCATGATGGATTGGAAGATCGAAGTCATTGCACGAACAGTTGCAGAAGTCGGCGATCCGTCAGCACGCTGCTCGAAGTCAAAGCTTTGAACATCGTCGATAACACGCTTTCCCGTTGCTGGGTCTGCTTTGTATCGTCCAACCTTGAACTTCGGATGCGAGACTTTTTCGTATTTGCTCACAGCATTAGCCTCTACGCTTTTATTATAAACAATTCGAATATGGGCGCTCGCTTGTTATGTTTGACTGCACTTGCAAATCATTTTATCAAGATCGCTTGTATTACGAAAATGATGAATATATTCTTTGTCTTCGCAAAATGTTTTGTAATACTGCCAATAAATGTGAGTCTCTGTAACTTTAACAACGATCAAAGGGTCGCGAATCTCCCAATCACCAAGAATCAAATCTCCAACTTCAGCAATGCTTTTTGTCATTTTTTGCTATGAGCCTTTGATAACGTAGAATTTATTTCTAAGCAAACCTTTGTAGATTTCTTCTTTTGTTGTTATGCGAAACCAGTCGTATCGTTTGATTTCTTCAATGTAAAGCCATTTGTAAGTTTCTGCTTGAATGCTAAACACAACTCTTGCGTCAAGCAAACCATTATATTTATTGTAAATGGGAATGATTAAATCGCCCACTTCGATGACGATGTCATCTCGATTCATGGCGTGTCTCATCAAAGCTTGATTGAACAACATCAAACTCGTAATGATAGAACAACAAGCTTCTACCTTTAATGTAAAGACGAGCATCCTCTGTATAAAGAGCAATGACGATTCCAAATGCAGACGGATATAGCGTACAGTTAGTTTTGATTTGCACTAAATCATAGAGTTTCATGAAAGCTTTTTCTTTAGAAGCGGACAAACGACGTATGAATCCACTTTCTCTTTCAAAAGAAATGCGTAAAACTTCCACATCACTTCATTCATTTTCGTCGGATTGAAATTGTACAAATGCCAGATATATGCTTCAAAATTGTCTGCGATCTTCTTGCCATGACACATGGGAAATGCTTCTTTTGCAAAGGCAATCATCTTTACGTTGGCATTCATCTCACTCAGCGCAGGTCCATGCCACTTTCTGTCGATGTCATTTCTGATTCGTAGAATGAGCCACACACGAATTGCAGCATCGCCCATCATTGCAGACGTCATCATCGCCGGTTCATTCCACGTTTTCGGTTCAAACTTGTCATTGTACACGTCAATGAACTTGATCACGTCATCACCATTTGAAGCTGAATTGCTCACTCGAGCTGATGTACTTGTACGTGCCGAGTTTGTGATCATACCAATGACCACACTTGAAGATGCCGACGTTCGGCTTCCAGCAATTTCCCATTTCTGAAAACAATTCGACGATGAGAACTGCAACTGCATCGCAGACTTCATTTGCGTCGTAGCAACCGTCTTCGAATGACATACCAATGAACCCGCGAGCAATGTCTTCTTCGAATTCGTCACTCAAACGAAGAGGACGCCACGGGAAGTTTTCAGTGTTGCGGCCGCGGCCCACATACATGTAAATCTGCTTGGTCATATGAAACCTCAGTCGACGTTGTATGAGATAATTTTCAATTCAAAACGAAGCCATTTGATCAACGCATCAAAGCCGCTGTCATTGTAACAATACCAAACGCAGCGCCGGCGGCCGTCAGAGATGCTAACGCTGAGTGAACATTCATCGAAGTCTTGAATCTTCACTTCGAATGGAAGCGTTGCAATGACACGCCTGTAGTTGTCTTCGAGCATGTGTTTACCTTCTACTCGAATTATAACACATTCATAACGATGTGCTCGCAGCGATGTGAATCAATAACACATCGCTGCGAGATTTTTACAACATTCTAATACTTTCTCGGCTTCGCGTATGATACAGAACTGCGGTAAGGCGAAGTGTCCCATGAGAGTTCTGGTACGTAGCGCTGGTCATTGTAGGCATTGCTGCTTTGATACGAAGATCCCGAGCCTCTCCAGACAGAGAGCATTCCCTCTGCAGCTTTGCGCTGCTCCTTGTCTATCTTCAACTCGACAGCAGTTGCAATAATATCTGCAAAATCAGGTCCCCAGCACGGTCCCAGCGTCGTGACTGCATTTCGATCACGAAGTGAAGTGCCGGGCTTCATTGCAAACATCAGCGGTTCCTCGATTCTGAATTTGACAGCTTCGAGTGCAGCGAGTGCTTCCTTTGCAGACTTCAAGTCTGACTTGTTGCCAAGCAATCTCAGAATTTCAGCGCCCTCTGCACCGAGCGAAGACGCGAGCTGGACAGCACGAGCAGTTGTGTTCTTCAGCTCAGCATCGAGCATTTCTTGCATTCTCGAAAGCTGAGCTGTCACGTTCTTTTCCAAGTCTGCAACTTGGTTGCGAAGAGCATTCATGTTTCGAGTATTTGCTTCTACGACAGAACGAACTGCATTGTAATCACGAGACATCTGTGCTTGATTCTCTTCAAGCGTCTTGATTTGCGAATTCATCGCACGAAGTGTGGGAAGCGTAAGCCCCAACGCCATGAATGCTTGCTCATTCTTGCCTGCGAAGAGCTGCATATTGGGATTTTCAGACTCAATATGCTTATCGAGTGAGTAGTAGATCGGCGGGCAAACGACATACACGTCCATGCGACGAGGCACTGCAGTATGCGTAACACGATTGTATGCGTCTTTCTTTTCTTCTTGACCTGCAAGGCTACCGAATTCTGCAATTGCAGCTCGCACATCAGAATTTTCATTCTTCCACGCGTCAGATGACATGTATTCATATGGAAGGATGACAAAGCCAAGACGCGTCGTGACGTCGAGGATATCGCCGAGTTCAGCACTCGGAGTCGCCATCAGCTTCTTCAGAAGCGCCGGCGCTCGCGTTCCCATTGGAACAGGCAGCTGGTTTGCCTTTTCGTATGTTGACCAGCAGAGATTTTCGACTTTCTTGTCGACATCACTGATGACTTTGTTTGCCCACGTAGCAGCTTCGCCAGAAGCTGGCACTCGCTGTCGAAGCCACTTTGCATGATCTTGATCATCTGAGCTTGCTTTCCAGACGCTTTCCACGTCTGATGGGACAAGATCGATCACCTTTGGCTTCTCATGTTGGACAACGTCAAGAAGATTTGCCATTACGCCCTCGCATGTTGAATTGTATTATACACAATAAATGCTATCAAACACGTGCAATTTAATTCATGGAATTCTTTGTCCCCGCCGATGTGCGAAATAGGGATAGAGCATTGGGACAGGATCGTATGGTGACACATTCTTTTCGCCCTTAGCAAGGCGTCGATCTAACTCATCGCAATTTTCATCATACTCTTTGCAATGTCGTCGATATTCATTCATTGTCTTGTGATGAACAATCAACGATCGAATGCTTGAAATGATGACGATTATACACGCTATCAAAATAGTGACAAGAACAAGCGAGTCTTTTAGCACGTCGACCTTAATACTTGAGCGCTGTGATCTTTGCGATTGACTGGCCGCTGCGTCGTTTCATCACATTTGGATCGACGACGTCCTTCAGTGAGCTGTTGAGCTTGATAACATCAACGTCTGTGATAGATCGCATAATGTCTTGACACCCATTGTATTCTTGGACGACGACTTCCATTTCGTCATCAAGCTTCGCGAGCAATGCTTTGAGCTGCTTCACTTTCATTTTGACACGTCGTCTTTCTTGACTGCGACTGAAAGGTCTGCATAGCCGTGATTTTCATCAACAGCTTTCTCATTATCATTTGAATTTGTGCATCTAAAGCTGCATGCATCTGTCTCTAGATCGCCGGGAGAATAGATTTCTACAATTGTAACAGCTTCATCTACACGCCACTTTCTATCCCATTTTTTGTATCTCAACCAGACAATGTCACCCACCTTGAGATTCTTCACATCTGCAACTGTAAGTGCACGACCGCGTTTATATCCGGGATTGTGCTCAGTGAACAGCGTATTCATAAGCACTTGTTCAAACTCTGAACCGAGCTTTTGCGCAATTTCGAACGTTGATTCAAGGAGTTTCTGCTGTTCTTTCTTTTTCATTGTTCTACACACTTGTACTGCGAATCTTCGATTTCCCAATCGCCGTCAGAAATCCACTGCGGCATTGTATTGATTGCTTCTTCATCAATAACAGATTGAGAATCAGCAAATTCATCTGGAACAGTGACTTCAAATGTATGCTTTCGCTTGTTATGATCACGCAAAAGGAAGAGAGTGTACTTGAATTTTGCCATTTATCGCTCCTCATCAATCGAAATCAATGTGTCGGGATATTCATCGCTTCCCATCAAAACACACGTCCACGCAATGACATTCAGCTGCTGATAGAATATCTTGACGCGTCCTGAATACTGTTTCAAGTCCAAGCCTGTCGACGCATGACTTGCTCTTGCTTTGACGCATTTGTTAAAATTAAATTCATCATTTTGCCAATCAAACGCGTCTAAAACAAACGCGAGCGTCCCTGGGTTCAACCAAACAAATGAGTCGTAAATCCATACGTGGTCATTCAACGTTACGACACGTCCTACAAAGGGTGTTAGCAACTCGAGTGCTGTTAGCTTGCTTCTACCCAAGCTTCACCAGGTTCATTTGAAAGAATCGCTTGCGAGAGCACGTTGCATTTTCAAACTGAATTGGGCCACCACCAGCTCGAAATTCAATTTCATACTGCACGATGTCATTCACGTCGTCAATTGACTTGATGTGATATTTGCGTCCCATCTTGTCTTCATACGTACCACGTGACACAGCGTAGTCAAGGCTATGCCCGACTGCGCAAGCAATGCCACAAACAATCACATAGCACGCCGCAGCAAACATATGAATAATTTGAATAGCAGTAGGCATCATTGTTTCTTCCTTGCGTGAATGATTTTGGGTGCTGCAAGCAAAGTCTTTTTGGGTTGCTGTGCGCTCCCGAGCTTGCAATCTTACCAAGACTTAGACCCGTGCTCAATCCCTAACAGTTGTAAAGTCGTCTTGTCCGCGTTATTGAGCAAACGCAACAAGCACATGGTGGCTGCACAACTGCCAAGCAACTTTCGTTGCCGCCTCTGCACGCATTAGAACGTGCAGATTTTGATAAAGACGCGGTGGGATTCGAACGGGCGATGGGAGATGTTATTTATTATAAAATAAGTTTAAAGTCACGCACGTGATTTGCTGTTTTGTTATTCGATTCCACATGCATGACGCGTTGCATGAATTGCGCTATTGCTACCAGCAAGCGATGCTGTATATACTTGCTTCCCGTCAGAATCATTATATGTTATCTTGACTTGAGAACCAAGCTCAAACTTTGCAACGCTGTAATTGTCAATTGGTAAGTACACGTGAAAAAGATTTGATGTACCGATTTGCGGCCCTACATACAATGCTACTTTACTAATTAGTAAGTCATCAACATACACATATGCATCAACAACTTCATCACTTGTGTAATGAAGCCCGTCTACTGCATAATGATATATCT